ATTTAAAAAAAACAGATACCAGGTATGATGATATTATTTAAATATATTAGATGATATATTTAATTAAAAATCGTCAGCGAAATCCCAATCATTAGGATTGTAGCCAACTCGTTTGGTGAAAGCACCTGTGTCTGGGTTGTGGTCAAGTTCAACTGTTTGAGGTGTGCCAAGCCACGACCATCTTACTTTCCATATTTTACATATTGGCTGCTTAGATTGTTTATCTCTATGGATTGTTAGTCCAGTATCTGCTTTACTAAACCAAGAAATAGAGCCACCAATTTGCATACCTTCTGGTATTTCCGTGTCGTGAAATTTGGCTGGATGTGCCACAAAAAATACATGAGAGTTAGAAGCTACGCTCCAGTTCTGCACTTTGGTTAACATATTGCTTATTCCCTCTGACATATTTGCGTTTTTTTCTGGTTCTATCCAGTTATATGGGTCAATGACAAGAACAGAACTTCCCCACATAGTTGCGACATTCGCAACATCAAGCACTTCTTCTATTTTTGTACTTCTTCCAGAAGTAAAGTCCTGAAAAACAAAGTGTTCATTCACAAAATTATAAGCTGCGTCTAGCTCTAAATCTGTAATGCGTTCTTTATTTTTTCCAGTGTTGAAAAAAGGTTTTTTAGCTATGTGCGTTACTAGTTGAGTAATGTGTTCAGCGATTGGTTTTTCAAAGCTAGAATAACATATCTTCAATCCGTATGTTTTTGCTAAATGAATACAACAATCGTCTACGAAGTTAGATTTACCTGACCCAGGTAGCCCGGTAACAACAGTCATTTGTTGTCTTGCAATTTCTAAAGGAACTGCTGGGTGAATTTGATAACCACTGGGTTTTCCCTCTGTATATAATTCCTCTATTTTACCTCTAACATCTTCAGCTCTGTACAAACCTTTTACTGGGTATGGTTTTGCTTGTGCCAGTCGGTCAAGTAAAAATTGTTTACCTTCTTTTTGCAAAGCCTCATTTGCGTCTTTGTAAGGTTCTAAAGAAACAATAGAGCATTTTCCTCTTCCAATTCTTCTGGCCATTTCTTCTAAAAGAGCAAGACCTTGTTCATCATTATCTCCACTAAAAATAACCTCTGGTATTGATTGTAATTTTTCTCTTGATGACCAAATGTATTTGTATTTTTTATCTTCAGAAGGTTCAACAACTTCTTCGGAAACTTTTAAAGGAGCACCATTAGGAACACTTACTGCACCATAATGTTTATTATCTTCTAAAACTGTAAGCCAAGTAAGAGTGTCTATCTCTCCTTCAGAAATAATTAAAGACTGTTGTTCGATTATACTATTTATATTAAAAAATTCATCGCATACACCAGTCTGAGAAAACAACTTTTCTTTATCTGCACTTCTCCACTTTACTGCTGTTACTTTATTTTCTTTATCGTGGTAAGGAAAACCAACAGCGTTAGCCTTCTTTTCTCTAAAATTATAAAGTTTACCAACTGAGTATTTTTTTATTACTTTTTCTGAAATACCTCTTTCTTTTAGAAAATTAATAGTTTTATCATTATGTTCAAAGTTTTCCATTTCAATCTCTCTTCTGACTTCCCTTACTTTTTTTGTGCTAATTGTTTTTTTAGCAACAACCGCTTTGTTAGATTGTTGTGAATTTACATTATTACCTTCAAAACCACTTAAACCACAATGATGACAATAATATTTTGCACCTTTAAAATCGACCTCAACAGACATTTCTTTCATGTGTTGGTTGTGTTTTTTTCTACTTTTGTGACAAGAAGGACAATGTATTCTATGTTTACCTTCTCCTAATCTTGTGATTGTTGGCCTTATTATTTCTCTCTCTCCCATTTTTTTCTCCTTTAATTTGTTTCTTCAGACATTATTTCTATTTCATCCCACCAGTTCTTTAATGATTCGTTTAATTTAAAAACCTGGATACAAGTTCTAGGATTTTTTTTATCAATGTGATGTCTGACTAATTTTACCTTTACTTGTCTTGTAGATTTAAATGCTTTTTCTTCTAATAAATCTAAAATTACAAGCTCATCTAAATCAGGTTTTTTTGTTGCACTATAAACATCAAAAACAACTCCAACATCTCCTGTAAGAAGCTCATTTTCGTTTAATTCTGACATCTGGTCATAGAATATCTTTTTATTTGAGAGTTTTTTTTTATCATTTTTTAATGTTGGTTGATTGGAAATAATCGTTCTAAATACTCTTGACATTCGCATAAGTTTCACCTAAGATTTGATTAATTGTTACATTAAATACTTTATAAGTTCGATTTTTAGTATGCTTTTTTTTGTATAAAGTGTCAACATAAATGAGGAGATGATATGAGTGATATTAACATAAAAATTGATAGGCAGCAAAAACCAAAAGAATCTTTAGGTAGAGGAAAAAAACAAAGATGGTCTTTACCATTGGAAGAGCTACACTATCCTATAAAAGACAGTTCTGGTGAGTTTGTTTACGACTGCATGAAGTTAGAAATGAGTCGTGAAGATGCAAATGCAATGATACAAGCTATAAGAAGTCACATATGGAGATGGAGACAAAAACAAGGTCATAAAAACATTAGTTTTTCTGTTACTACTGATTCGAATGGCATAGTTATATGGAGAACTAAATAGTGGAACACACTAACAATAAAATGATACCTTTAGATGTAATTAGAGGTATCAAAGGCACATGGAATCATACAAAAGGTGACGCAGATTATTCTGTAACAGAATTGTTACAACCACCGAAAGTTAGAGCATTAAAAATGCTTCATAAAAATGAAATAACTGAAGATTATTCTGATTCTATTGCTACTTTTATTGGTACTGCTGTTCATCAAGTAATAGAAAATGCAAATAAAATACATGATGATTGTAAAACAGAAGAAAGAATGGAAGTTTCTTTAAAAATTGACGGAAAATCTTTTTTAATCTCTGGAACAGTCGATCATTATAGTATTACTGATAATATTTTAAGCGACTACAAAACAACTAATGCTTATGCAGTAAATTACGATAAACCAGATTGGACACATCAACTTAATATATATAGATGGATGTATTCAAAATTATATAAAGATACCCCTATACCAGATGCTAGAATTATTGCTATATTAAAAGACTGGAGCAAAGGGAGAGCAACTAACAGTAATACTTATCCACCTTCACCAGTTATGATTAAACCTATTGAAAACTGGAGTGAAGATGAAATACAAAATTTTATAGTAGAAAGAATTAAATTACACGAAGAAGCTGTAAAAGACCCTCAAAAATTTGTTTGTTCAGATGAGGAAGTATGGCTATCTCCAAAAGGAATAGCTACGAGGTGTGAGCAATGGTGTAATGTAAATAGTTTTTGTGAACAATATAAGGAGAGAGTAAATGACTAATGAATTACAAAAAATGGATGGTATGACACCATCAAACTTTAACGAGGCAAAAGAATTTTCAGAATTAGTATCTAAAAGTGATTTTGTTCCAGTAAATTACAAAGGAAAGCCAGCAGACATATTAATATGTATACAAATGGGTCATGAGGTTGGTTTAAAACCAATCCAGGCTTTACAAAATATTGCCGTGATAAATGGAAAACCATCTTTATACGGAGATAGTGCTATTGCTTTATGCAGAGTAAACCCAGATTTTGCTGGTATTGAGGAGCAAATTGTTGGGTCTGGAAATGAAAGAAAAGCTGTTTGCACAGTAAAAAGATTAGTTAAGGCTACTAATGAAATAGAAAAAACTATAAGAGAATTTGCTTGGTCAGATGCTACAAGAGCTGGTCTTACTAACAGAGGGCCTTGGAAAAGTTACCCAGATAGAATGTTGCAAATGAGAGCCAGAGGTTTTGCTCTTAGAGATGCCTTTCCTGATTCTTTAAAAGGTTTAATTACGAAAGAAGAAGCCGAAGATTTTCCAGAAGAAGAATCAAAAAATACTGTAGAAGTAGAAGTAATTACAGAAAGTAAACAAACCGATACACATTTTAGTAATGATGCAGAGGTTAAAGAGGTTGAGGAGGTTACAGAACTTTTAAATAGTAATTCTGAAGGTGCTATTCATAATCCAGAAGTTTCTGTAAAAGATACAGACATTACGACTAAAGAACAAGCTGAAGCATTTTCTGATTTAGTAAAGGTCTGGGCAGAAACTTGTAAAACTGTTGAAGAGTTAAATGACATATTTAAAAACAACAAAGAACAATTTCAACGAATGCAAGATGTAGACATAGAAACTTATAAAAAAATGTTATCAAATTTAAAAGCTAGAAAAGGAGAAATAAACAATGGCTAATTATGATATAGAACTAAAGTCCGAAGGTGCGGCTTTCCCAAACAAATACAAAGATACACCAAAAAAACCAGATTTTGTTGGTCAAGTAGAAATAAATAAAAAACAAATCAAGGCAATGATTGATTTAGCTAAGTCTAATAATTTAGAACAAGCTGAAATTAAAATTGCAATGTGGGATAGAAAATCTAAACCTAAAGATGGTCAAGAAGGAATAAAATATTTTTATATTAGTGTTGAGGTAGCACCACCAGGAATATCGAGTCCAGCTACAGATTATCCAGAGCAATCTCCACCAAAGAAAGAAGAAGCTCTCATTGACGATGAGATTCCGTTTTAGTCATGTTTAATTTTAGGGAGACATTAATGCTAGTCTTTGTTCTTTTGTTATTAGGTTTTTATGTAACCTACATATCATTAGAGGCAACGGCTAGTATTTTAAATTAAAATAGTGATTATGATGATTATTGATTTGAAAAATAATTTATTAAGTTTATATAAATCTTCGTACAGTAGCTTCACGAAGAGAAAAAATGGAAAAATTATTAGATATAGTGTCACTATTTACAATTCTTATTTGTCTATCAAAAATTATTTAAAGCCAAAGAGTTATAAACATCAATAATAATGAGCGTTTCTAAAGGGAGAGAGAAATGGAAATGACACCAGTCAGAAGAATGGAAAGAGATATTCTTCAAACAGCAAAAGAATTAAACCAAACAGAAATAAGAGTTTTGGTTGATAGATATTATCAAATACAAGAAAATAGAAAAAGAAGTGCCAACCAACTAAGGGAGGCCATTAGCTCTAAAGAACAGTGCAGTGCTTTAAATTATTTATTAGAACAAGATAAAACTTTAGAATATGAAATAAAAAAGTTCTTAACTAAATATTCTCAATCTCACAAAGTTGGAAGATGGTGTATGTCAAATTATGGGGTTGGTGGCGTTATAACTGCTGGTCTGTTGTCACATATAGATATACACAAAGCACCTACTGCTGGTCATATATGGAATTTTGCTGGTCTTAACCCTAATCAAAAATGGAACAAGGGAGAAAAAAGACCTTGGAATGGTCAATTAAGAACTCTTGCTTGGAAAATAGGGGAAAGTTTTGTAAAGGTTTGTAATCATGAAGATGCTTTTTATGGAAAGCTGTACTCTAAAAGAAAACAAATTGAAACAAAGAAAAATAATGCTGGAAGTTATAAAGACCATGCAAAAAAACAATTAGAAGAAAAAAATTATCAAAAAAATACTATAGCTTATAGTCATTATAAAAAAGGAGAGCTACCTCCAGCTCATATTCATGCAATATCAAAGCGTTGGACAGTAAAATTATTTTTAAGTCATCTGCATTATGTTTGGTTTAAATATGAATTTAATAAAACACCACCTGAACCATATGCTTTAACTAAACTTAATAATACTAATTTAATTAAACCACCTATTAACTTGGAGGACATTGAGTAAGTTAATTAGTGGTAGGTGGTTACTTTTAGTGCCTTTTAAGTAACCACCGAATTAAATATATTAAGTGATATATTTAAAAAGGGAGAAAAAAATGTTAAATTGGCAAGAAAAATTACAATTATATGTAGCAGGATTGATTCTTTTAGGTTTTATTTTTATTTCAAGTGAAACAAACAAACAAAGAGATAAAAAAGAAAAAATACAAGAGTGCGTGCAGCTACTAGACAACGAGTTATAAGTCAATCCACATGAACATCAGAACTAGAGAACGCAAGTTAATTTTTTCCCCAATAAGTTAACTTGTTTGGCATAAAAAGGGCATCAATGCCTATGAACTTCATTTCGATCTACTGCCTTTTTTATGCCATATTTAGCTAAATTTTTATGCTGAAAAAAAGTGTAAAGTCAATCTTCTAATTATTATTTTTATTTACTACTTAACTACTGGGTAGTTTCTTTTTTTTAAAGGAGGAAACTATGGGAGTGAAAGTTCTTCATTAACAATAAAGAAATAAAACACTTATTAGTGAACATAATAAGTTTGCTTGTGATGTGCTTGTACGAAACATCTGTAGAATTAAATTATCGTAATTTTACTGATGTTGATTGTGCAATCGCTTGTGGAACTAGAAGAAAATTAAATAACGAATTAGAAGGAGAAAAATATGACTTTTACTAAATTCTTATCAATGACAATGGTTATTCAACTTATTGGTCTGACTTTGTTTACCATAATTGTTGGCTAATCACGACCCTTGGACTCTATGTAAATTTACATTTAAGATTTAATTTTTTTTTGAGATCTACAATTTTTCTGTAAATTTACATTTAACCGGGTCACGCCTGGTAGAATCTTCTGCACGCTACATATTTTTTAATATATGTTCGATAACCTTTACAGTAAATCCATTGCCTAACATTTTGTAACGCTGACTGTTAGACACACCTTCTGTATAATTATCTGGAACTGTTTGGAGTCTTTCACATTCTAAAACAGATAGCTTTCTCCATGTTAGTTCTTCTGAGTCATCTCTGCTAAAAGATATTTTATGATCGTTATTTAAAGCAGGAGTTACTGTTCCTACTTTATTATCATCCCTTACTACCAACTTTTTACTTCTAAAAGGTGTATGGTCTTTGCCTGTTTCTTTTCTAATTCTTTTTCTTTCTTTCTTGGCTTGTTCTGTTCTTACTTCTCTGTAAGAATTAACAGCAATTTTAGGCTCTCTGTGTCCACCTTGCATAGTGGTAAGTGTCGGTGATTTACCATTTTCAGAATATATTCTCTTTATTATATCAAAACCTTTTATATCTGAGGCAACTCCAACTTGTTTGGGTGTACTGTATGTTTCAATATACTGTTCTTTATTACTAGCTGTTAGGGTAGGTGATTTACCATTCTCTGAATAAACTCTTTGTTTAGTTTCATACACCCCATCTCTATACTCAAACTCCATAATTTGTTTATCAAAAACATCAGTTTCAATACCTAATATATCTTTAAGTTTGAACCAAATGTCATCGCTAGGAATAGCAAAGCTAGTATCTGTTCTGAACCAATGCTCAACCTTAGTAACAGGCATATTTATTTCTTTTGCTATTTGTTTATGAGTTTTTTTAGATGAAGATTTATAAACTCTTAATAATTGTTGTAAATTAGGAATATCTACCTCATGTTTTCTAACTTTTACTTCCTCAACATTCATTCCTACTTTTTTAGGTTTATTAAAAACTAATTGCCTTCTTGATTTTTTAAAGTAAGTCTTTGGATTTCCTCCTTTATAATAATTAGCATCAATACAGTAGCTTTTATCTCTATCCGTTACAAAGTTATCTTCTATTATATCTTTTAAAACAATACCTAAGTCTTCTGGTTGCTCTACATTAGGTATATTAGTCCAATAAAATCTATTTCTATTTTGAGCTGAGAGTTTTGCTGAATTAATAAGTATAGGCTCAATACCAAATAAACTCCCATTATTACATTCTGGATATATTGCTGACACCTGTTGCGATATAACATCTAAATATTCCTTCTTCATACGAACATTCTCAAGCAAAAAGTATTTAGGTTGTAGCTCTTTTAACAATCTAATAAACTCAAAAAACAGTGCAGAACGAGGATCGTTAAATGCCAACTGCTTTCCTGCAAAACTAAATCCCTGACAAGGGCTGCCTGCAACTATTAAGTCTATGTCATATAAAAAGTCTGATCCTTTTATATTTTTTACATCTCCAAGATGTATCGTATTTGGAAAATTTTTTCTTGTTATATCTATTGCATACTTATCTATCTCACTTGCATAATATTTATCAACTTTTATGCCAAGATTTTTTAGTGCAATCTGAGTGCAAGACATACCATCAAATAAACTTAAAACATTCATAATTCTCTCCCTTAAATTAAATATATTACCTAATATATTTAAATTACAACCACCATAAAACTGGTCTTTCTTCGTTATCTTTTTCCCACACAAACCAAGCGTATGGAGTAATACCATTGCCGTTTCTTTTTTGGTCTCCTCTCCACAAGGTAAATCTTTTACTCATAACCCAAATTCTAACTGGTGGATTTTCTTGAAAAAAAGACCTTCTTTTAACACTTTCTAAAAAAGAAAGTCTAAGAAACATAGCAAACTTATCAACCTTTAAGTCTATACATTTTTGTATAAACTCCTGTGCTACTTTAAATGGTGGATTTGTACAAACATTTGGTGCTAACTTCATATCTGCATTTAAAAAGTTTTTACCTGGAATACCATAATTATAATAATTAAGGTCTGTTGCTACAACTGTGTAACCATTATCTTCAAGAACATTAGCCATTGCACCATCACCACAAGCACATTCCCATACCATTCCTTCAAATGTTTCATTATCTAATAGTAATTGAGTTGCCTCTGGAGGCGTTGGATAAAAGTCGTTTTCCTGTCTTGCCATAATTAATTCTCCCTAAGTTAATTATTATTTTGCTAGTGGATTTGTATTATTGTCCTCTAATTTATCTACAGTTTTTTCTAAATTATCTACTTTAGTTTCAAGTGTTACAATTTTTTCATTAATAGGGCCAACATCAACAGAGGAAGCACTTTCTAATACCTCTAATCTATTGTTAAACACACCCCAAGTGTAGAATCCTCCTCCTATAGCACTTACTAAGGCTAAAAGAGTTCCAATGCTTTGTAATTTATTAATCATCTAAAAAACTCCATGTTCTGTGTACCTATTATATTTGATTGTTGGTCTAAATTAGTTCCTACTAAATCATAATATACATCTACATTATCATTTAAAACTATATTTGCATATATAATTTTTGGTTCGTACCAAGTATCGTTATCAGGTATATCCATTTTTTGATATTTATTAAATCCAGCAGAGTAACCCATAAACCCTATTAGATTAGCTTGTCCTTGTTCATTGTATTGTCCTGTTTCACTTTCTGATATTTGATTTTGTTCTTGTTGATTTTCTATGTTTTGAGAAATAATTTGTTCTGCTACTTGATCAGCTTCAGATGATGTCATTACAGAAGAGGTAACACTTTCTATTTGATTTTCCATGGTAGTTACCTGAACTTCTGCCATTAAAGTTGATGGTGTGTTGTCCATGGAAGGCATGGGTATAATTTCAATAGATTGTAAAACATTGTTTGTTTCCACTTGTTGACTTGCTATCTGATTAGAAACAGTTGGTGAGTTTATATTTGTATTTGATGTATTAGAAACATTAATAGAATTTCCAGATACTGAATTTTGATTGCTGTTTGAACTAGAATAACTATTTCTTATTACACTTGTAACAAGATTTGATACTACATTTCTTGTTACTATCATACTTCTTCTTTGCTCTGATCTTTCTTCTTTTACTTCTTCTGGGCTTATCTCATCAATGGCTTCTTCTAATTCTTCTTCTTCTTGTTCTATTGCTTCTTCTTCATCAAACAGTTCTTCAATTATTTCTTCTTCTACAAAAACAAGAAAATCTTCTTCTATTCTTTCTTCAAAAATATCAAACTCTTCTACAACAATATCTTCTATTAATTCTATTATTTCAATTTCTTCCAAGTCCGGGAGAGCATCCACAAACTCAATATCATACTCACTATCAATATGTATAAATAATGTGTCATCTTCTAGTTGATACTCTTCATCAGGTTCAATATCGTAAATGATAATAGTGCTATCATTATTATAATCATCGTCACCCCAAAAGTTATCATCATCAGAAATAGATGTAGAGGTGAAAGTAAATTCATCTTCACCCATGCTATATCCATATATTGTTTCATCTTGGTCATAGCCAAATATTATATCTTCATCCACACCATAAAGAAAGTCATCATCCTCAAAATTATTTGTTAAGTCATACACATCACAAAGTTCTGAGTAAGAAGAGTCTACTAAACATTCAGAGGAAAGATTACTAAACGATTCATCTACAACATCTGCTGTAGTAAGACTAAAGTCATCTGTTTCAATATATGTCGTGTTATTATTATCTAAATAACGTAAATAAGTTGTTGCTTCGTTATTGCCTTGAACTCCTATGGTTATATTATGTGAGCGAACTTGTATTTTATCGTAACGAAATTCTATTGCGTTTGTGCCTTCGTATAGAATAGCTTCAAAAGTATTTTGTAATTGATTGCTGTATTCTTTTGCGTTGTACCATCCTATAACAAAATACTGGTCTGTATCAGATGTATTACCAAATGTCTGAATATAAGGATTTCGAGTGCCGTTCCTATTAATTAAATCAGTCCACATTGGAAAAACACTGTAATTGAACGAACTTGCTGGTAGCGTTTCTGATAAGTAATTTCTTTGTCTTGATACATTAAAGTTTGACTGAAAGGTAAAGAATCCGTTCATAGATATATTTACTTGGTCAAAAGTTTGGTCATAAAAAGTAAAATCAAAACCAATATCTTTCATTCCACTCATCGAATCGTCTCCAAGATTGAGAGCTGTGCCTGAGTTTTGTATATTTATTATGCTTTCTGTACCAACAGTAAAGGTAGGGTCTGTTGCCCATGCAGATGTGGTTAAAAATAATAGTGTTATTAGCCTGAACATATCTTGTGCTTAGGATATTTTTTACAGAAGTCGCCTTTACGATACGCTTTTATTTCATACCCGGTAAGTTCTTTCTTTACCTCTTCCCAGTCTGGTCTTTCGTGTGGGTTTTGTTCCCATGCTATACGAGCTTCTTCACCTATCTTACCTTTATACGGACAGGGGCTGCCAGCTTGCATCATTGAACGCCACACACGAGAATCTTCACAAAGTAAAGCAACTGCAGCTACCTTCATTCCCATGTCATATAAACCTTTTGATAATTTTAGTCTTTCGCAGTTATCGTCTCGTACACTTCTACCAGATGATATACCAAAGAACTGAGTTTGAACTGCTGAACTAGCTCCTGTGGTGCACAAGTCTTGACTATATGACATTATGGAAGGGGCCACGGCACTTGGGGGAGGAGATTTAACTCTTTGTGTTACTTTTTGTGAACTATTGCTTGTTGAGTTATTTGTGTTCACATTTTGTGAAGTGTTGTTGTTGGTGTTAAAATTTTGGTTATTTGTTGTAACATCGGAACTTGATGTTGAAACATTGTTGTTAGTATTTGTGTTAGAACTTGTTGAATTAGTGGTATTAAAGTTGGTATTTTCTGATGTAGAGTTGTTAGTTATTAAAGAGGTGTTGTTAACATTTTGTGTTTGATTAACAGTGCTTGTTACAACAGAAGTATTGTTGTTAGTATTTGTTGCAGTAGAATTAGTCGTTGAATTAATTGTCGTATTATTAGTATTAAGATTTGTATTTGTTGAGGTGCTAGTGCTTTGATTTACATTGGTATTGTTATTGGTATTGGTATTATTACTAGTAACAGTCGATGTAGTCGTAGTTGTATTTGTTATGTTTGAATCCTCAGCACTTAATGGATTTATTACTAACAATGTAGTAACTAAAGATAAACTAACAACTATTATTAATGATTCTTTTACTAATTCTTTTATCATAATTCCCCAAAAGGTGATCCTACCATAGCTTTAATTTTTGGAACTTCCATTAAAACACGATCCCTCTCAAGGTTCATTTGTTCTATTAAATCTTTCCTAGTAGAAGAGTCAATAGTTTTATCTCTCATAACAAAGTTTCTTCTATTTCTCCATTTACTTAAATATCTTTCTATCCATCTTAGTCTACCTTTGTTTCTATAAAGGTCACCATAGCTTTGCATAAGTGCTTCAACTTCTTCAAGTCTTCCTTCTTTTCTTAACTTATTCATTGTTCCAATTAATCTATCTAATTCACCTCTCATTGTGTAAAAGTCTTGCACTAAACCACCACCATAAACACTGTCAGTTACAAATCTTTTTACAAAAGGACTATTGTGAAATCCTAATGGAATTTGAGGTTCTCCTAAAGCACTTCTTGAAACTATATCAGTAGCTTGAAGACCATAACTTCCAAGAGTTCCTAAGTATCCTCTAGCAACATGATCTATTTTTAAAGGAGAAATATTTAAAGCAGCTCCAAGAGACCTAGCCCATAAAGATGTATTTTCACTAAATCTTTCTTCTGGTATTCTACTTGATAACATCCAGTAAGGAACAATTTCTCTACCAGTAAATTTACTTTTGTTATTAAATGCTTCTTGTAAAGGAGCTACAATTTGCCAATTAAAAGGATTAACTTTAAATGTTGTTTCAGCTTGTCTAAACATAGCGTCTCTAAATTCTCTAAAATTATCATCACCAAGCATTAGATTAAGAAGTCTTTCTGGTAAAACTTTTGTTATAACACCTACTTCAAAAGGAATAGGTATTTTAAAGCTATATCTATCTCCCATAGGTATAATCCAGTTATCATCTCTTACTTCTTTTTTAGCATTTAATTCTTCATATTCTTCAGAATCACTAACCATAAGCCAATAAAGAGCTGTAATTCCCATTAAAGTTACTATTCTTGTGTAAAACCTTCTTGCAGATGCTTTTTGTAGTAATTTTTTAGTTTCAGGAGATAGTCTGTCTTCTATATTAGCAGAGTATTGACCTGCACCAGCTCTGTATAAAACATCTAAACCCTGTATTCTTGCATTAAGAAATGGTATCGCTGTTGTTACAACTTTAAATAAAGGATTGCCACCTCTTCTATTAAAGTTAATTATTTCTAATGCTTGAAATGCAGCCTCTATGTGACTGCCTGTTTTTTTCAATACATCTTGATAAACTGCTTGTCTTGTAGCTGCATCAGAACGAGTTGTAAGATTACCTAAACCATCCCATGCTTTTATAAATAAATTATCTGGAGTAAGACCTCCATTCTTATCTCTACCCATATTTCTTAATTGTTTATTCATAAACCTCATAATATCTTTAGGGTCTCCAGCAAGGTCATAACCGCCCACCACGCCAAATCTTTCTAAATCTGATATATCTGATGTAAAACCTTTAATTGTGTCTAAAAAGGGCGTTATATCGCTTCCAGAGGTAGCATAAGCTGATAAAGTATCTCTCATCATGTTAACCATAATAAAAGCAGGGTCTCTTGTTACCATTTCTCTTAAAAGACCTGAAGGCATACCGACAAATTGAAGGAAGCCGTTTAAAGCTGGTTCTCCTAAATTTTCAAAAGAATAAATTATAGATGGGTCATCAACATAAAATAAATTTTCTTCACCATTTACTTTAGCCGTCATTATTTTTGTAACATCCATAGGTACACGCTGACCATTTACCTCAATACCTTTTTCTATTTTTTCTTTCATACCTTTTCTAGTTCCTAAAGGTATTACCATATTTTCTACGTTATCTTCTTTTCCTTCTCCAGCTTTTCTACCAAGCTCTAACATTTCAATAGTTCTTAATCTTGCTACATTTTTTTGACCAGCAGATACAATAGATAACCAATTTTTTAACATAGCCTCTATTGGATTTTGAAACTCACCTTGTAAATTAGTTGCGTCTACTGGTGTATCAAATACATCTCTCTGACCATTAATTTCATCTGTATTAAAAATACCATACCCTGGATTATCTACACTTTCGTATTCTCTGTAGAATGGATAGAAGGATGCTAGTTGCTTAAATAAAGCTCCCTGTTCTTTATTTAAAAGATTTGTTGTTATAGCATAATCAATAACTTGATCGTTTAAAGCGTCATAAATATCAGCTGCTTTTTCTATTGTAGGTTTATCGTTTGTTAACATTTTAAAATAATCATCATTATCTAAAAAGTTTTTCAACATATTATTATTTTCTAATTGTTCTTTTAGCTCTGATTCATCAAACAAATCATTTTCTTGTAATGATTTTATTCTTCTATGTATCATGTAATTAGCAAAGTCTTGTTCTAATGAAATAGTTTTTTTAGAACCATCTTCGTTTGTAACTTCTTGATGAAGAAGAGCCATTAAATCTAAAAAACTAGCACTAGAACCATCTTCTAGTGTTACTGGTACTACTGCTGTACTTCCGTTTCTCCAATCATTTGTTATGTTTCCTTTACCATCTACAAATTGATAAATACCACCTTTTTTTATTGAATCTCCTAGAAAAGCTCTTGATCTATCAGCAAAAGTTGATGCAGCTTCGGCACTTGTATCAGCTCTTATTAACTTTTCTGCTTCTTCATCTTTTCCTTCTTCTTTTAACCATGTATAAATTTTCTGAGCAGCTTTTCTTTGGCCATCATGTCTGTCTACAATTTTTCCTCTCATATTATTAAATATCTCTGCTCCAAGATATGTGTTTTCTTTATTTTCTGCGTAACTTCCTTTACCAATTAAACTAAAAAACGGAACTGTAAGGGTATCTAACATCTTTCTAGCCCAATGTATTTCTTGATCTTCTTTAAAAGGTGGTGATTTAAATGGAGTTCCATAATTGTTAAAATCTAATTTTTCTGCTTTTCTACTTTCTTTGTAATCGTCATCTATTTTTTTATCGTATATAAATGTATCAGAATTTAACATTCTGTTAGCAGTTTCTATAGCTGTATTGGAAGCATTTCTAAGACTGTATGGAGGAATACCACCCGGACTTATAGATATATTGGCTTGTTCTAGTTCTAATTTAGCTTTTTCTATCTCAAAATTATCAGCATCTTGTTTTGATTCTAAAGCTGATAATGGGTCTTTTAATGCTGATATACCTTTAGAAGGTATAGGAATTTGTTCTAACTCGAAGAAGTCTCTGATTTGTCGTTCAATCGGTTCAAAAAGCGTATTGAAGGCGGCCGTTTGTAAATTGGATGATTTTGTGACACTGGCGTAACGCCTGATTCCCTCAAAAGGCGTTGGTCTATTGTCTCTTCCTCTGTAATCTCCTGCTTCTCTGTCAAGATAATCTCCTTCTGTATTGAATGAATTTAATTCTACATCTGTTCCTAATATATTGCCAACATTTTCTTTTAAGAAAGCAGCAAACTCAGAGGCTCTTTGATCTCTTTCTGTTTTAGTTTTAAGACCAAAACTAGCATCATCCATAAAAAATACACTATTGTCTTCTGGTATCATTTCTAATGTAAACCCTAAAGGATTACCTTCAAAACTTAAATTTTCAGCTAAAGCTATAGAGTCTTCTCTAGTTATTGGCTCTCCATTTTGTTTTCTTACTATAATACCTTTATAATCACCACTATAATTTGGTTGTGCAATTACTGTAGCGTCTTGTCTTAAAGCAGAACCAAGAATTTGAGCAATAGAAGTAATCTCATCTGTATCATATCTTAATGATGGAAATGTTATAATATAGCTAGGTTCTATTACACCATTCCATCCACCATAAGTTTTTCTTATTTCATGTGGAATAGATAAATCATTTAAAAATGTTATTTGAGGTCTTCCAAGATGATCATTTGTAATTGAATTAAATATTCTATCACTTAAATCTTCTGATTGTTCTAAAGTTAATCCTTCTGTCATACCTAATGTATCAACACCAACATTAGGTGAAACAACAATAGTCGGTGCTACTGCCTGATGTATATAATACAATGGGTCTAAATTACCATTCCAACCTAAAAAATTATCTCTTCCTTTAAATAAAATATCATTAATACTACTTAAACCTTCATCCAAAGGAATGTTGATATTAAAATCTTCATTTTCTTTCATTTCTTTTAAATCTCTTACAGACCTAGCTACCTTTGGTGTTGCAAACAAACCATCTATAGTAGCATCACCAAATTGATCTGCGTCAGTCGTTCTTCTTCTTTGTTCAAACCAACCTAAAGCCTGTATTTCATCTGGAGCAAAAGAACTTTTCCCATCTTTTGTTTCGTAAGCCTGAGTTGATAAAACAGTATTTAAAAACTGCATTACAGATTGTTCGTTAGCTGTAGGTATATCTCTTAATTGACCAGCTTGTTTGTGAGGTCTTCCTTTATTTTTTCCAGATTTAATTGTCTGAGGATATACAGGTTCAAATCCGTAAGCTCTCATCATATGAATATCCATAGTACCAAAAGGAAAAAATTCTCCTTGAGTGCCAGCAAACATACTTCTAGCAAAAGTAGGAGTTTTTGCATAACCTATATCTGATGTATTCCAGTTACCTTCTAAATACATTTTAGCAACTGATTTAGCTTGTTGCCCATTGTATATAGCATTTTCTTTTAATCTTTTTGTTAGTGCAGCTTCTGATGGTAATTTACCTAATTCTTTTTTAATTTTTCTTATTTCCATCATTGTGTCTAATGTTTGAATAAGATTAGAATCAACAGCATTTTGTCCTGATGTAATAGCTAAAACAGTAGAAAATTCTACCATATTTGCTGAACCTATCTCTGATTCAATTAATCTACCAAATCTTTTATACCAATGAGAGTCATTGTCTTCATTATAACTTTTTACAATTCTTTCACGAAGGGTGTCTATGTTTGGAATATTAATACCATCTGGTAAATCAACTTTCATTTCTTTAAAAACAGATTCTACTTGTCTTTGACCAAACTGACCTTCAGTTCCATTCTTTCTCATTTGTTCGTAAATTCTTACAAGCTCTCTTGTAACTTTATCATTAGAAACAATAGGATAACCTATGCTTGTTTGATTTAAATATTCATATGTTTCAGCGTTTGGCCCTGGAGCTTTAACTGGAGAAATTGAATAAACAATTTCATCTGAAGGAAGTAATCCAGGTGTTTCTCTTTCTGTAAATAATCTTTCTGTTGTTGTTTCTATTCTTCTGTCTTCTTCATCATCTGGAACTTCTTTTTCTCCTTCTTCTATTGCTCCAACTATTGTTTCTACAACATCTTCATTATTTTTTCTTTTACCTATTTCTCCTTCACTAATAGATAAAGCAATAGCATCATATGTTTCTGCTGAATTAAACCCAGCTCCTTTTAGTCCATCTATAATACCTGTAAAGAAATCTAATATCCTTTGTAATAAACTTCTTGGCTGACCAGTAACTGATTTATTATCTTGAGACCAAGCCCTATACATTTCTGCTACAGCTTCTTCTTGTATTGCTTCTGGATTTGTTCTTAAATTTGGATTAATTCTTGCAGCTCTTTGAACAAATGTTTCTTTTTTTTCTGCTGATAATTCATCATAAGATTTAGGAACAAGTGTGTTACTTGCATACCTATTAAGATTAGATAATTCTTTATCTGTAAATAAATTTAAATCAACTAAAGCATGAATAATTTCGTGATCTAAAACACTTGATAAAGACGCTTCTATATCTTCTTGGCTTTTATTTAAATCAGGATCAACAGATTCTACATTTAAAAATATAGTATTTAAACTTTTAATATAAGAACCTTCAACTTCTGGAGAAAGCTCTCCAAATTTTTTAAATTTATTTTCACTTCTCATTATAGGTGAAATAGCAACTTGTAATTCTTGTTTTCCACTAACAAGTTTTTTTAATTTTTTATCTATTTCTTTTTGAATCCTAATAGCTTGTCTTTCTCTTATTATGATTTCTTCTGGAGTTCTTTGAACAGACTGAGGTGCTTCTCCTGCCATATTAGCAGCAATTAATCTTTGTCTTAAATCGTTAGATTGCATTTCTTCAAGACTTACTTGATTTACTCTTCTTCTCTTAAACTCGCTTTCAACCATACTGTTCATTTCATTAATATCATTGAACATAGGTGATCCATTGCTAAGTTTTAATTTAGCTAATCTGCTGGCGTAATCTTGTGGAGATTCCATAAAAGAACTTCCATTTTCATACATATATTTTTGGAAAAAATCTTCTGTTTGAACTGGTTGTCCATTTTTTAATTTTAAACTGCCATCAAAAAATACATATTTATTATTGTTCTTTTTTGTTAATCTTTTACTTTTTAATAATCTATCTATTAGTTGAGTTGTTTCTGCTCCAGAAGTTCCAGAAATATCTTTTATTTCTTTTCTTGAATATTCTTTTGGAGTATTTAAATCAACTCTAGTATCTGCATCATCTGCTAATAGTTTTCTTAAAGGTTCTTTGTTAAGTCTTTCTTTACCTTGAATTACATTAGAAACATCTGTCATAGGTGCTGGTGATAATCTTCTTGGTATATCTTGTAATCTAACAACAAGTAATTGTTTTTGACCTAATGTCATTTTAGAAAAGTCTTTAGTACCAACAATTTTTTTAGCATATTCTTTAAACTCTGGAGAGTTAGTTGTAGATGTTAAATTTTTTGCTTTAAGAATTTTATTTATAGATTCTATTGTTATATTTCCGTTTTTATTTCTTGCGTTTTTTAAAGCTCTTTTTCCTTGAATTTTATCAGCAGCTTCAGCTCTTCTACCAAAAAATAAATCAATACTTTTTTTATTTGGAAATAATTTATATTTTAAAGCATCTTCAAAATCTATAGTTTCTTTTGTTAATAAAAGTTTTCTGTTTGAATCTTTTAATTTTCCTGCTCTTTTTTGTAATTTTTTACTTAAATCATCTCTAATTTGTTTACCATTTTTTCCTTTTGGATTTTCGTCTAAATTTTGAGCTAGTTCTGTTTTACTTATAGATGAATATTCAGGAGCAGATGTTTGTATTAATATTGATTGATCTGTAGAGTTTCCAACAACACCTAATTCGTTGGCATCTTTAGATACCTGAGCCATTCTTCTTGCGTCTTTTATTTCTCTTCTAAGTTTATTAGTTTTATTTATAGCATCTGCTTCTTGATTAGTTGATTCTATTATTCTATTTGTATTTTTATCTATAATATTAAATCCATTTCTTCCTGGCTCAACAATAGGAGTTAAATTTAAAATATCTTCTCTATGTATTTTATGTTGTTTCTTTTGTTTCTTTTTTCCTATTCTTTCTTGTTCAGAAGCTAATATGTTTTGCTCTTCGGTTGATTCTTTTTCATTATAAGTTACCTCTATAGCTTTGCCATCTGGACCAAAACCTTTTCTATATTTGCTTCTTGGAAACATTACTTCTGAAAGTAAGTCAACAGTTCCACCTACAGCACCTCCTATAGTAAACTCATCAAAAATACTTTCTCCAACATCTAATGTAGGATCATAAAGACCTTTAGCTACAGCTCTTTGTAACAAACCAGCACCAGCTTCTTGCATACCTTCTGCAAATGCTTGACCACCTACACTACCAGCTAAATAACCTCTTTGTTCAGTACCTAATAACTTTGTTAGTGTATCGTTAACTAATGCTTTACCTTCTGCTGATTTAGGTATTTTTCTAAATATTCTCCATAAAGGAGCTAATTCTGTTAAGCCTATTGTTCCACCAGCTAATTTTGACAAAAATTGTTCTGAACCACTTATGTCCATACCTTTTTGTCTAGCCATTTCTCTATAATCTAACTGTTCAGAAGCACCCATACCAACAGCTAAAGGTACAGCAGAAACAGGAATACCAAACTTTTGTGCTTGTAATCCTTTTGATACAAGGTCTAGTGCTTTTCCTGTTCTTCCTGCTGTTCCTAAAGCAGAGGCTGCAAGACTTGTTCCTCCAGATAATAATGCTGGAGCAAAAAAAGAACCTACATTACCTAAACCAGCACCAGCTTTTACTAGCCATGCATCTTCGTAACCTTCTCCAACTGCAAAAGGGCCTTCTGTATTCCAACTTTCTGTGTAATCTTGAACTGCGTCTAATATTGGATTGTCATCATCCATACCACCTAAACTTAGAAGACCTTCTGCTGTCATTCCAAGTCCTTGCATAAAACCTCTAGGAACAGCTTTTACTGTTTCAGCTACTGTTCCTAATATCGTGGTGTCATCTCCATCAGCAGTAAATGATTCTCCGTATTCATCAGGAAAATCTTCTGCTAACTTTGTTCTTAAATCAGATTTTTGTTCTTCAGAAATATTTTCAGGTAAATCTAAGATTTTACCATTTGGTAGGGTAAACTGAGGCATAGGCTACCCCTTTAAATATTCTGTTAAACTTTGTGTTGTGTTTCTTTGTGTTCCTAACATTGAAGACAGAGCTGCTTCTATTTGTTTTATTTCTGCTTCAATTTGTTCTCTAGCTTTAGCATCAGTACCAGGCATTTCTAATGCTTTTTGTCTACTTGTTAAATAATCATTAAGAGCTTTTATTTGGTCTTTTCTGCTTAAAGTATTTGTTTTTTGTTGTGTAGCAAGAAGATTTAAAATACCCATCTTATCTTTGGTTTCTTGTTTATCTATTCCTTGCATTGCATTAAATATTCCTGGGAATGATTTACCAATATCACCTAAATTTGTTGCGTTAGCTATACTTGAACCAAGACCAAGTAACATAGCCGTTGTCTTGTCTCTTCTTCTTTCTTCTTCACTTGGTAAACCAAGTATTCCAGCATATCTTTTCATTTCTTCTGCAAGAAAATCAGGACTACTCATTTCCATAATAGCTTGTGCTTGATCTTCTCTATCTTTTTTTTCTTGCTCTATACGCTTTCTTTCAGAATCTGGCACAATTAATTTTTCTGTTTGTACTCCTAATGCTTCAGCTTCTTCTTTTGCTTTTAAATCTTTTTTATATTGCTCTACATCTCTTTCTTCTATTACTTGTTCATACAAATTAGCTTCTTGTAAAATATCTTTAACTTTTTCATATTCTGAACGAGGAATATTACCAACTCCATACCGAGCTTCTAAATCAGCTATAATTTTATTAGCTCTAGCTCTAGCTTCTTGAGCGTTTTGTCTTTGTATAGTTTTATCCATTCCCGGTAAACCATCAGGACCTTTTGCGTATTTTACTTTTGCACCACCAATAATATCAGCAAGACCTCCACCATAAAAACCCATTCTATCTACAACTTCAGGAGCTACTTTATTTAATGCTTCTAAACCTTTATTAGGTAAATTTTCATCAGCACTACCTCCTCCAGCAAAACCTTTGGTTATATCAGAAGTATCTATTCCTAGTATTATAGCAACAGCATCTTCTGTTGATAATCCAGGCATTTTTTCTTGTAGTTTTTTTACTTCTTCAGGGTCTGCATCACCAAAGTAAGGATTACTATAAACTGAACCACCTTCTTGATACAGTTTAGATGGAACTCCGTCTTTTTTTAATCTATCTTTATATTTATCATATCTACCAAGATAATTCTCAAGTTCAAACTGATAGCTATCTTCATGCACTAATTCAGGATAACCTCTTTCTAAATTTATCTTATCTTTTAAAGAAGTTCCTTTTACACCATCAAAAGTATTTACAAAAAGATCAGGAATATTCATTAACATTCCTATAGTATTATCAACTGCTTTATTTCCTGTATCAGTAACTGGCGTAAATATATTTCTAAAAGCACTTGGAAGTTCTTTTTCAACTTCTCCTCCACCTGCCATCATTTGAGTAATTCCTCCTGCTGGATCAACAGACTGGTTTGAGAGAGATGAGGAGGTCCCAAGTGCATTAATACCAGCAGGAGTTTCACTAGAAGACATAATTAAGTCTTCAGCTACAGTTGTATTACCTTCCATAGATGCTTTTTGCATATCATATGCACTTTTCATTTTATTTCTTCTTTCAAGTTCAGTTAGAACAAGATATTGAGGAAATATACCATCAGGTCTTTCTGCCATTGACATTAATCTATCCATTGGAACATTTTCAAGTTCGTATTGCTGCTCTACTATATTTTGTCCTATAGGCATTATCTTCCTCCACCCATTGCGTTAAACATTCCTAATCCACCTAAACCTAATCCAAGTGCTTGAGAAAATAACCCTGGTCTTTGTTGAAACTGACTTACATTTTTATCTGGTTGTGTGAAAGAACCATGAAGCATATTACCATAAATACCTAATTGCTGACTAGGATAACCTTGTTGTCTCAAGAAGTCTTCATAACCTATATCAAGACTTGCTTGTTGCATTCCTCTTTGATCTGCACCTATACCTCTAAGAGCATTTAACCTTTCAAATGCAGCAGCTTGTCTTGCTTGACCCATTTCATTTAGCATACGAGCTTGTTCCATTCTTGATGTTCTGTCTTGATTAAATCTGTTTGAAGCATCCATAAATGCGTCTTGTCTGCCTCTATATTCTAAATCTTCTAATTGTCTGTTTCTGTTACGCATTCTTTCAGTTTGCATAATAGCTTCTCTGTAACCACCTAAACCACCTCTTCTAGCAGCTTCATCTCTTATATCTCTGCCCATCATAGCAGATTCTCTTCTTATTTCTCTTTTAGCTGGGTCTAATGCTTGAGCAAAATAAGGTGACATATATGTCCTAGATATTGAATTGTTCATAGCAGCTGGAATATTTTCCATCATTCGAGTACCCTGCCTTACTTGTCTTGGGTCTCCTACTCTTGCAATATTAGTTATTCCTTGCATTGCAAATTGTTCTGCTGGAGAATAACCAGCTAATCTAGCTTGACCATAAGGTTGATAGGGTTGAAGACTTTCAAACTCTGAACGCCTAAGTAAAGCCTCAAATTCGTCTTGTACATATTCAGGTAAATTAGACTGAGTTACAGTTGATGTTGTATGACTTGGGCCGCCACCACCTTTAAATCTTCTTGCTCTTCTTCTAAACATTAATTTAAAAACCTCTTCTGATAGGCTACTGCTATTTGATCCCAGTTATCATCTTTTAACCAATTCCAAAAACCTGGTCTACCTAATGCTTCTATTCCATCACAATTAGAATCTTTAGCAAATTCTTCTACAAATTTTAATCCTTCTTGTGTCCATTTATCTTGATGATTACCAGCTAAATGATCAATATTAAGCATTCTTAATCCTGACGGATAATCATTTATTTGAGTTATACCACATCCTAATATTTCAGGATACTTGTCTTCTTCGAAAAAAATCCACAAATGACTTTCTCCATAAAGACATTCTTGTAGTAAATCATTTGTACTAGTTCTCCCATAACTTCTTTTTATACTTTTATTTAGTAGTTTTTCAACAAAAGGCCATATAAATCCTAAGTCTTTTGGTTTTACTAATGTTTTTTTTATATTTTTCATACTGGCATTACCTCATCTAAATTTACAGGGTCTGGTTGTTTTGGAGTTCCATGTTTAGCTACACGAACTCTTTCCATAAACTGATCCATTATTTCAGCACCTTTAGCGTTATTACCATCACCTAAATCACTTACAACATCAGCAGTAACGATATATTCTCCTGGACTTAAAGCAACTTGTTCATCTCCTAGAGTTCCCTTTACTTTATCATCCATTCCTCCTCCTTCTCCCTCTATAATTCCTTTTGTTTGTGCTTCAGGAGGACTTAAATATTTTTTTAAATTGTCTAATTGTTCAGCACCAAATAAAGAAACAAATTCAGAAACTATACTTCCGTCATCTTGTATTTCACCAAGAATAACAAGAGAAGTTTTTCTTAATAAATCTCTATCGCCTTCTGATAAAGGTTGCCCTCTTTGTTCTGCAACATCCTCAAAAGAAGATACTAATTGTTCTACTTTAGGATTAGACATTGGTTGTTGTACTGGTGGTTGCATAGGTAAATCTTGAGCATAATCTTCTAATACAGCTAATGATGGTCCTCCATCCTGATATTGAGGAACAGGGCCACCCTCTGCAAAACCTCCTCCTGGCATATTAAAACCTGCTAAATAGTTCATGTTGTAAGGATTATACACATTACTATAATCAAAACCAGTGCTTATAGGAGGAATGTATTGACCAGTATTTACAGAAGTTGTGTTGTTGTTTGTATTGCTTGTTACAGTATTGTTTGTTGCACCAGTATTTGCTGGAAGAGTAGTATTTGCTGGAAGAGTAAAGTCTTCTGGAATAGTAAATGAAAATGGAGTTCCTGCTCCAATAGTTGTTCCTGGTGTTAAACCATAATCTTCAAGAGTAGTAAGAGTATCGTTTGCATTTCCTCCAGTAAGAGTATCAGTACCAGCACCACCATTTACTGTATCAATTACAGTATCATTACCAGCACCATCAGTTATAATGTCGTTACCAGCACCACCATCAATAGAGTCAGCACCACTTCCTCCAGGTGGGGTATCTTCTGTGCCTCCTTTATCATCAGAACTACTTGAAGTACCTACCGGGACCCAATTTCCATTTTCATCTTGTTCCATTGTTACTTCACCTGAAATTTCTACTTTAGTCTGACCATAAGTAGGTGAATCAGGATTTGTATCAGTAAGTGTAGTTTGAGTTTGACCATTATTTAATGTTATTGTTTTTGGATTTCCCCATGTAGGTTCTTTATTTTTTTCTTCTGTCTTTTCTGTTCCTACTTCTTCTTTAGTAGTATTATATGTAGGTGAATCAGGATTTGTGTCTATATATTTAGTTACAGTAAATCCATCAGCATTTATAGAGCTGTTAAAAAACTCCCAATTTGGTTCTTCATTTTTTTTCTCATCTTCTGGCTTATCTTCTGGCTTATCTTCTGGCTTAACTTCTGAATTATCTTCTTGTACTTCTTCAGAAGAACCTTGATTAAGTCTTGCCATAAGCTCATCTATTCTTGCATTAAGAGCAGATATTTGAGATTCATAAGGATTGGGTTGTGCTGGATTTGTTGTATTTACTGGAATAAAATTAGGACTTCCATAATATCCTTGGAAATCAGGAGTTCCATAACCACCTCCACCAAATATATTGTCAAAAGACATATCAGCATATTGATAATAAGGATTAGAAGCCCTATATTCATCTAAATAAGACTCTCTTCCTATAGATTCATTACCCATTAAAAATTCATTCCAATCTGAACCGTAAGCATAAGGGTTTACTGATAAATCTCTTGCGTTTGGATCAACCTCAGTAGCATTTGGGTTTGGTATATTTGCTGGTATGTCACCAAAAGGTGTATTGTAAACACCACCTGATACACCACTATAAGCTGGATTTCCTCTTATATCTGTAGCACTTGGAGTAAGGTTTGTTAAATATTGAAATTCAGGATCAAATCCTGGCATATATCCTGCTGGTAAAGCGTTGTAACCACGAGGTGGTGTAGCTCCTATATCTGAAGGAGGTCTAAATTGACCCGGAGTTCCTTCGTATTGATAACCTTGTTCTTCTGGAGTTCCATCTTCACTTGGTGGATTACCTGGAATAAATCCTGGGTCTGGAATAGTTACTCCGTTTGGTCCAGTCCAAATTCCAGTATTTGGATCGTATGTATAACCAACTCCTGCTAAATAATTAAGAGTTGGGCCACCATTTGCAAATCTTTGAACAGAACCACCAGATGCAGCGTATCTGTTAGCATAAGGACCACCTAAACCAGAACCACTCAAACTAGTAGGATTATCGTTTCTACTAGCATATTGTAAATTTACTTTGCCTGGTATTTGTTCTACATAAGATGCTCTATCAGCTTCTCTTTTATCTTTTCTTGCTTGTTCTGCATTTTCTAGGCTTTCTACATAGTCTTTATAATCTTCTTCTACAGCAATTCCACCCATACCAATCGCTACAGGAGCTAAGTTTGCTGGATTCATTAAAGCACTTCCAGCTCCTTTTATCCCTGCATTACTAAACATACCTCCAATTCCTGGTTTATTTACAGCGTCTGTTAAAGTTGCAGCTTGCACTGGATTTAAACCTGCAACACCTGTACCTGCAAGTTTCATTGATGCGTCAGATAATTGAACAGGACCCATAGCACCAACAGGATTAGTTACTGCTGGAACATACTCAGCACTTATATTAGCAAGTTGATCAGGTGTAACCCCACTTGAAGCACCTGCTTCAGCTAAATTTCCTGAAATATTTCCTGCTTGAGCTACTTGACCAAGACCAAAACCAGTAAGACCAGCAAGCATGCCTTCTTCAAGACTTCCTGTTGCAGCTGTTGTTGCAAGTCCAGAACCTAGAGCAGCGATACCTGAAGTTGCTAAAGGAGATAAAGCTCCTAAAGCTCCACTTGTTGCTAAAGCTGTACCACCTAAACTACCTAGTATAGGTGCTAAAAAAGGTAAAAATGCTTCTGGATAACCTGTATCTGGATTTACAGTTAATGGTGCTACATTAGAAAGAGCTTGAACTTCAGCAGGATTAACATGCATTAAAGTTGTGTCGCCATACCTTCCTCTTCCTGCAACTTGGTCTGCCATATTCTTATAAGGTCTATTATAATTCATTATGTTGTTTCTACTCCAAATAAGTTAAAACTTAAAGTGCCATTCGTAGAATATACCTCTATGACATCTGATTCGTTTAATGTAATACCAATTACTGCCGCAAGAGTGTCTTTAGCATTAACAGTTTTATCATAATATAAGAATTGTTTGTTGTCATCACTTTCATTACGAACTTTTACCCTGACTCTAAATGTATCAGCAGTTGATGTATCTCTATTACATACAACTAAAGAACTAACAGTTGTTTGAGCTGGGAAAGAAGCATCAACTCCTGTTCCTTCTCTAAAAGGAACAGTATAAAGAACTGTTTGAGTTGCAGCATTAGGATTTAATTGAGCTAATACTTTATAATTATCTGCCATTTATCCTGTCCAATTTGGTGCACCAAGCATCATTAACTGAAGCCTTCTAACGCTTTTGGCACTATTTGTTGTTTTTACTTGTTCTATTAAATCAACTTTATTAGTTATTTCGTTCATAAAATTAGTTACTTGTTGTCTAAACAAATCTTCATCTACAGAATTATATTCTTGTTGTGCTGGTCTTAGTGGTTGTCTTGCCATTATCTTCTCCCATCTGGATGAATATCTGCTCTAATGCCATATATTTTAAAAAATGAATCTTGATTTTTATGTTCGTATCTAAGAACTGCTGATCTGCCTCTTGCACGAACATCTGTTTTTGTTGTTGTACTTGTTACAGTATTTGTAGAAGATGATGTTGGTGATTCGGATGGATAATTACTTACAGATAATTTTGCTATAACATCTGATTGATTTTGTCCTCCTATTTCCATATCATGTATTAATGATTTTATAGCTATAAATTGGTCACCATCTGCTATAGGAATAGAACCACTTTCAATGAATGAACTAAAATTATCTCCTATAGCATCAGCAGATAAACTGTTAGCTCTATCACCATCATCTTGTCTAACTAAAAAACTATTTGTTGTATTAAATTGCTGACCTAATAACATATAATCTTCTTCATAAGCAGTTGCTCCTGCTGAACGCCACATATCGCTTACTGTCCAAGTATTTTCTACATAGTTGTAAATAACACATCTAGTTGGGTCTGCTGATTGAGCTGCCTGAATTAAATCAGAATTAGCTGTTTGATTGCCAGAGTAAGTAGAGTTCATTTCATTACTTGGGTAAAACCACCAAACTTCATTATATCTAGGATTAGCAACAGAAAATACTTTTTTTTGTTCACTAACATCTAAATCATCAAATATATAGTTTTGAACAGGGCAAGGTATTGGTTCAACAGCACCTGAGTATTTGTAAAATCCTCTTTCACCCATAAAATATGTACTAGCTCCAGCATTAGATGCCGCTCTAGGAGAAATCATTGTTATTCCATCTTGTATTTCATCAAATTGAAAAACTAAATCTCCTCCTATAAATCGCATAGAATACATTGCTTTATCTGTCCATATAAGTATTTCTGATCTTCCTGATAAAGCACCAACAATTTCTGAGCCACTACTTAAATCAACACCACCTGCTGAATTTGTAGCACGAGGTGTCCAGTCCATTGCGTTTTCTGAATCTGACCATCTTATATGCATAGGGTTAATATCGTCTTGATAATAAGGATTACAACCAAAAGATATACAATGTCCATCTTGATCACTTGTTAAAACTTGTAAAGAAAAGAAAGGAGCATTTGATTGATATTGTTGAACGGAAGCACCTGTAGAATGTGCTTTTGAAATAGTATTATTTTTACCTCTTACACATCCTGTAAAAGATGTTGCAGTTGTATTAGTATAAGAAACAACCTCATCTCCTACTATTAAGTATCCATTTTGTGTATAAAATCCATCTGTAGATACAACATTAATTGTTGTAGCTGTTCTACTTAAACCACCATTTAAAGCTGTTGATCCTATTTCTGATTGACTAATTGGAAATAAACTTTGAGATTGTGTAGAAATTAGTTTAGCTCGTTGACCTGTACCATTTGATTTTTTCCAATAATATATAGGACCACCTCTAGGATTTATAAGAAGATCATCACCAAAATTATCTTCTGACCAGAGTCTTAATTGATTTTTATAATCTAAAGAAGCTGTACTACCCCAAGCTGTATTATCAATTAAACCACCCCAATCACTTGCTCCCCATCCTGTACCTGAAATATAACCGTTTGAACCAACAGATAAATATGCTTCAACAGAAACACTGTTTCCTCCTCCACTTGCAGTAGCGTTAGCTGTAGAGCTTGATAATGTAAAAGTTGTTGTAGTAGGTGTTGCTAATACAACTCTTGTGTCATATGAATTACTAGCTACAGCATTGTATGTTGTTAAATCTATACTTCCTATAGTTCCTGTTAAACCTGATATTCTTACTAAATCTCCTGACTGCAATCCATGTGGATCAGTGCAAGTAAATGTTATAAAAGAATTTCCTGATACGCATGCGACAGGATTATTTCCTAAAACAAGAGATGTAACAGGAGTTATATCTGTAGGAGATGTTCCTTCTATAATTGTATAATTAGATGTCGTTCCTACACCTGTATACCTTGTATTATCACTAGATTTGTAAAGGTATATTGATCTAATATTATTATTAGGAGAAGCTGTTTGATTAAGACTAACCCAAGAAGTCCAACCTCCTAATTTTTCAGGAATACCATTAAAAAATCTTACAAGATTGCCATTAAACCATTGATTTCTTGCTGTATAGCGAGAACCTATTTTATTTAATCCGGGTGGTGGTGTAATATCTGTATAAGCCATTTTATTTTTTCGATTGATTCATCATACGATTCCCAAACCAGAATGCAATTATTGCAGAAAACATGCTTTGCGTTTCAATATCCCATGCAGCTACTACACCCTCTAATGGGTCTTCACCTTGTTGTACTGATATATAAACTTGTGTAACTTTAACAAAAGCAAACACAGAGAACAATAAATAAGTAATAACTGGGCGTACTGATGCCTGTAAAGCACCTATAAATTTAGATGAATTATTTTTAGAAAGTTGTTCAGCATGAGCATAGATAGCTTTTGCTTCGGCTATGTCAGCTTCTGCATCTAGCTCTTGTATTTTATACTTAGACATTTGTTCGGCATACTTTGCCTTGGCCTCAAGCATAAGCAAGTCTTGCTTAAATTTGGCTTTTTTTTCAAAAAATCCGAGAATAGATGGGAGAAAAGAAGTGCTGAAGCCTACCAAACTTCCAAGTAAACTTATCATAATTTACTCCGATTCTGGTCTTGTAACTAAATAAACACCATATCCAGCTAAACCTAAAGCTAAAATAAATAATATAACTGAAGAAAAAAAGTATCCTACAGCTAATAATACCCATGAAATACCTAGAGCTATTTGAGGTTCTTTTGTCCATTCATTTAATGTTTTTAAATTTGATTTAATTTTTTCTATAATATTATTTAACATAATTTCTCCTAATTTATTGTTCTTGAAATAAGCTGAACTACTACTAAAACTGTTCCACTAAGAACAGAAAATAAAGTTGCTATTATAAAATATTCTAATCTTTTTACTCTAGCTAAAGTTTCTACTGCTAATTGCTCACAAGACTTAACATGGTCTACTAACTGTTGTTCTATTACCGCAACTTTTTTATCTATATCTGCAACAGTCGTTTTTGCCATAATTTAACTCCTAATAATTACTAACTTCGAATATAGAATGACCTGAATTAACATTTGTAGGAGTAGTAAACTTTAAACCTCCAAATGTATTCCAACTACCATTTGCCGCAGCACCCATATTAAAATCTACTATTCTTGCAGAATCAACATTTAATCCTGATCTAGATGTAACTTTACCAGTTCCATAATATGGAAATCCATAAGTTGATTGATATGTTGTATCTCTTGCTAAATTAATTTCCCACCAAATGTCTATTTGATTACTACTACCTGCTGTAGCTAAAGGTATTGTCCAACTAGCACCCAGTTGATTATTAATAAGAGCTGTTGATGGTGTTCCTGCTGAAACATCAGTATAAAAACCAGAACTATAATAATTTCCTACACCTGTTTGGCCTGTTGTAGATATAGGTTGTATTTGAATATTACCACTTCCACCATTCGCAACAGTTATTTGTGCAGAGCCTGTAAATTTATATCTATTATAATTAGTTGAATTATAAATATTATTTACTGTTGTTCCTGTAGTTAAAGCAGATTGATTTACTAGTCTTACCTGAGAATCATCTAAAGATAAGGTAACTGCACCTGATGATTGAGATACTGCTACTTGATTAGTAGTTCCTGCTAAAGAACTTACACCAGGAGAACCTGCAACACTTGATTGCATATTACCTGTTCCTTTAGAATATAATAAAGCATCGTTTCCTGCTAATATAGTTACACCACTATCTCCATTACTCATTTTAATTAAAAGGCTTCGTGCAGTTGAATTTTTTACTAACCACATTTTTTTAAGTGTAGATGGTTGAATTATAACACTTCTAGCAGCTGTAAGAACATTTCCTGTATCAGTAAATTCTAAAACTTGCTCACGACCACTTGGAGAACCTGAAGTACCTGTTGTTCCATTAGCTACTGTTATTGTTAAATTTGCATCAGATGTAAAATTTTTAGAATTATATTGAAGAGATTCATCAACAATATCTAAATTTGTATTTGTGCTTGTACCCCATGTACCTGCTTCATCACCTTGTGATATTAATTTTAACCCTAAATTACTAAATGTAGCCATTATTTAATCCTTTTATGCCGCAATCTCAGTCCAATTTGGATTTTGATTTGTATCAACTTCACTCCAAACTAACACATTTGTTGTAGTTACTGAAGCAGAAACACCTGTAACAGATGCAACTGCACTTAATTTTATACTTACATTACCAATAGCACCTGTTGCTTGAACTCCTGTAGGTACTACAATCATTTGAGGTATTGCTGTTGCATTTCCAACTGCACCTGTAGATTTAATTTCAACATTTGCTTCTACACTAACAGCAAAACCCATACCACTGTGAATATTACATTTTACATACAAAGTTGATGGTGCGTTACTAGCTACTACAATTTGTGTGTAAGAACCTGCTTGACCTGGTGTTCCTACTACTGTAACTCCATCAGTATAGTTTGAACCATCTTGTGTAGTGCTAAATCTTAATGGATGACCTGCGTTGCTTGAATCTGATTGATCGAATATATAAGTAAAGCCTTTATGTAATGCAGTAGGCATTTGTTGTTGGAAATCATTTACAAAATATTTATTTGAGCCACCAACATTTTGTACTGTTATAGTAAATGTTTCATTGCCACGAGGTTTAGCAAAAACAAATCCTGCTTTACCAAGAGCTTGTCCTATAACGCCTGTAGCTTCAACACCTGTAGGTATAACTAATTCAGGAGATGTAACACCTACATTGCCAATAGCACCTGTAGCTTGAACTCCTGATGGTATAACAATAACATTATTAATTACGCTAGATTGTGCGTATGCTGCTTCAGAATATGTTGTAAAACCAAGTGCCATTAATCTATATTACTCCTAATATAAACAACTTACACTATTCTACTGTGAATTGTCTATCCTGAGATTCTATTAATTGTTTAATTTGATTGCCTAGCTCTAAAGAATCTATTTCCATTAAAGCATCTAAAAAATCTTTTTTATCACTAATAACAGAAAAGTTTACATCATAGTTATGTTCTATTCTCATAGTATGAAGTGCTTCTAATTCTTTTTGTTGAGGAATCCATTCCTCTTTTTTTCCCTCAGTCATTTTTTATGCTAATGGTTGAAATACTTCAATACCTAAATAATCAATAGGACACTCAGGAAAAACAATATCATCAGGGTCTTCTTGAGATGCAGGTAAATCTCTAAGACTGGTTCTCCATGCTTTTAAATCTACTATCTCAGATTCAGTTAATGTAGTATCAGCGACTAATCCCCAATCCGAATCATTTAATAATTTATTTCTGTATTCTCTAATTTTTGCAAATGCATCAACATCATAATTATCTATCATTTCTTGTGCACTAGCTTTAGCTTCATCCCATTCTGCATCTGTATAGTCTTCAACAACTCTTACGCCTTCAGAATTACGAACTGCTTTTTTAGGTCTTGTTGTAAAGACTTCAAAATCATCTTGTGTTGGTCTTGCCATATTAATACTCCTATTAAATTTTTATATTACTTATAATAACTAATCAAGTGAAATTGTTACTAATATCTGCATAAAATTCTATAATTCCACCAGCTAAACCCCATTTGAGTGCTTCTATTTGTCCTGAACTACCTGAACTACCACCATTAGCATCGTTAAAATCGTGAGGTAAAAAATACAACCTTACGCCTTGTGCAGGTGCTGTATTTTGCTCATACCAAGTGCTAGAATTCATACTTGATTGATAATTACTACTAGATTCATTTTTTCTTCCAGTATTACGATTATTATTTTCTTGATGTGTACAATGAAAATCCATATCCCACTGATTTTTTGCATTTAATATTGTAAGCTCTCCATTTAAATTAGCCCTAAATCCATTCATTCTAGCATTATCAGTTCTTGTTAATTTATCAACACCTTGTCTTAATCTATAATTAACACCTAATCCACCATTAGAAGCATAAAGATTCATGTTGCTTCTTATAAATTGATGCCCAACTGTTGATCGTGGATAATTTGAAGGATTTCCACCACTTCTAGGATAAGTAAAAGAATTACCAGAACCCATAGTTGCATTAGATGAATTCCATGAAGTACCATTATCTAAGTAATACCAATTTAGTTCAGTTTCATAATTATTATTACTAGATAAAATAGGACTACCACTAGCGTTTAAAGGTACAGCATAAGCAGATAATCTAGTGGTGTTAGTTGTGTTATTATCACTAGTATAAGACCAACAAAGATTTTTAAATTTAAATTTAAATCTAGTAATGTAAAACATTTTTGTTGTATCACCATCATCCGTAAACATTGATGTGGGAACTACAAAATCAAATTTTTGTGCAGCAAGTGGTGGTACATTATTATTATAATCAAGAACCTTTACTAACTTTTCACTTTGATAAGTTGTTCCTGGTGTTGTTACTGTATTTGTTAAAGAAGTTTGATCTACGGATGTATCAACTGTAGCAAAACCTAAATTACCACTGCCATCTGTTTTCATAAACTGACCATTAGTGCCGTCAGCAGTTGGCATTGTATAAGTTACATTTCTTGATTTAATTTTAACATCATTTGTCGCTGAAGATGATTCAATGTTATTTACAACTATCTTAGATGTCATTTAAATCTCCTAAGATACTACGCCATCTTTAAATCTAGCGAACAACATAAAAACACCATCTCGCATTGTATAACCAGATTTCCATTCTATTTTCATTCCTAAAGAATGTTTTAAATTGCTTGGAGTTGTTTTATGAAATCCATTTGTTGAAGAATAGTTAGCAGCTTTTTGATAAATTCTTTGACCTGGTAATTCATTACTTGCAAAATTAGTTCTTCCCATTGATCCTTGTGCCATCCAAACAGGATAAGTAGCAGAGTTAAACCAAGTGGCCATTAATTGACCAACAGGATGCTTTGAAAAAGTGTCCTGTGTAGTGCTCCATCTAGTTCTATCGCTATAAGAATTATAATTATGTCCAACATTGAAATAAACATCATTACCTGTTGTTGGATCAGTTCCCCAATTTCTTTCTACATTCCAGTCTTTGTATTGATTACCATATCCACTATACATAGTAATTAGACTACCTGTTGCTCTAGAAGTAGTAGAGCCGTCTTGACCTAGCATAGTTATTTTAAAATGATCATCATAAGAGACTGTTTGTGATTGTGTCATTCCACTTAAATAAAGTTCTAAAGTTAAAACATCTGAAGGCTCAGTTGTGTAAGAAGAAGGAACAGTTAAGGTAACAGAACTAACATTAGCTGCATCATTTAAACCACAAAAATATTTATCGCAAAGTCTTATACCTTGATGATTTCCATCAGGAGTTGACAATGGATTAGTTGCAGGGCTTACAAATTCTAAAACTCCACCAGTTCCGTTTGTTTGTAATAGTTGACCAGCAGTTCCATCAGAAGCAGGCATTGTGTAATCTATACCAGCACTTCCTATTTTTGATGATTTATCTGTCCAACCTAGATTAGCAGAACCATCTGTCTTTAAAACTTGTCCTGTAGTACCATCGGCAGAAGGTATAGTAAAAGCAGTATTACTTGCTTGTGATTGTATTTTTTTTACGACTATTTTACCCATTAGCTTACTACTCCATCTTTAAATACTCCGTATAATTCAACAACACCTGTAGAAATATTATTACCTGTGTTAGTGCTAAATCGAACACCCATTGGATGTCTTCCTGTATTATTACCAGAAGCTAATTGACCAGCTAAATTACCAAGATAGCATTGTTCATTATAAAAATTTGCTTGATTTGAATTATCAATATAATCAATTTTTGAAATCATAGTAGGAGAACTAGTTGGATTAATATAAACTATACCATTAAAACAAGATGAACCATTAAGAGCTTCATATTGACTTATATTAGTTGAACTAAAATAATCTTGATTACTAAGTCCACTAGAGCTTCTGTTTACATTCTCTCTAGTCAGATACTTTTCTTGAGAGCCATTGTTAAAGTTAGTAACAGCAGAACTATAAGTTTTACCTTCTACTCCAAACCTAGCATAAGTAGCACTAGGGTTGCTTCCACTACCACTAAAAAAATCTGTTCCGTCTTGTTCTAAAAGTCTTAAAGTAGGTCTAAAAGAACTACCAGCTCCAAGTTGTATGCCTTTCATAACAAATTTCATAGTTCTTATAGTATTTAAATCAGTATTTGTGTAACCTGTTGGTACAGTTAAACTAACACTAGAAGTAGCTGTTCCTCCTGAAAATACATACCTATCAAGAAGTCTTTCTCCTTGATGTGTATTGTCAGGAGTATTCATTGGATTACCTCCTGCCTCAGTTGCTGTTAAATTACCATTTGCATCAGTAACAAAAGTACGATCATCAGCTGCACTCGCAGGAAAAGTTATGTTAGTTCCATTCTGTGCTTCTATCTGAGCTCCTCCAAAAACAAGATTACCTGAATTATTTGATGATTGTAAGATTTGTCCGTCAGTGCCATCAGCAGTTGGTATGGTTAAAGTTGGAGAACTACCTGCTGAATTTTTTAAACTGTTTACTACTAAAATACTCATGTTTTTCTCCTATGCACCATCTTTAAGACAGTAATATAAACAAATAGTTCCTTTTTTCCAATTACCACCACCCCCTAATTCTATTTTAAAACCATTTGCATAATCTGTACTCATTGTAAAAGCACCTTGGTTGCCTCTTCCTTGATAAACGATTGAAGATGCAAAATTATAATTACTATTACCAGTGTAATTTCCATTTACTTCTAAAACACCATCAAAATCGTGCTTTGCATTGTAATGTTGTAATTGAAAATTCAAGTCTCTAAATGCCATACTACTGTTTTGAGATTGTAATCTATTCCAATCACCATAAGTAGTGTTAACTGAACCATTTTGAATTAATGTACCTGTCGGACCATCGTTTGCTCTAATTTTATTAGTATTTTGTGTGTTATAATTAGCACCCCAATTATTACTTAGAGTTTGATTAAGATGACCAATCTGATTGTTTGCAGCATTAGAACCATTTGATTTTATAGCTTCAATATTTAAATACCAACTTCCGTTTTGTGCCGAAAGATTATAACCCTCCATATAATAACTAATAACATCTGAAGCATTTACACCACTAGGTAATGTTAAATCTATTGAACCAACTCCTGTGTTAGCACCATTTGACTCACTGCCACTATAACCAGAAATAATAGCATTAAAATCTGCTTTATCAGCAAGTCTCCATCCAATGTGAGAGTTAATTTGCATTGGATCACCACCACCAGAATACCAACCTAATGTTCCACTTCCACCTGTTCCTAATGCTTTTCCTGCTTGAATGTTAGCAGGAGTTGTATAAGTAACTGTTCCTGCTGCATTTGTTACTTTTTGAAGTCTATCTCTCCATGAAAGAACGCCTGAACCATTTGTTTGCAACATATCACCAGCACCAGGTGTTGCTGTTGGTAAGGTAAGAGCTGTTCCTCCGTTATATTGTATTTGATCTACTGTTAATAATGACATTTTATTATCCTATGCGTTTAATGTAACTGTGTCACCTAAGTTTAGTGTGGCATGAGAAGTTGCGTCAATAACTTCAACGCTTCCTGAACCAGTAATTGCTACCGAGCCTACCACATTAAATTGTCCTAAAGCAACTGTAATTTCTGTGATTGTACCATCAGACCAAAAAGGAGAAACTTCGTTAGCGTATGCTGTATCTGCAATATAATATACTGCATCATCAAAAACAGTCACTGAACCATTTGCACCTATTGTTGTTCCATCTTTTGCTGTAAATACTGCACCTAGTGTAAATCCACCTGTTGTTTCAGGTATAACATTTTGTGCTCCATTAATAGTTCCTGAAGCAGAAGATATATCAACAGCAGATAAAACACCTGCTCTTTCTGCTGGTAATGTTACAAATGCTTGTTTTTCACCTGCACCAAAATTAACTAATCCATTTGAATTAGATGATTCAAAAACAAAATCTCTACTTAATGTAGTACCACTAGATGTATAAGTTCCTATTCCTGTTTCAAATGTATTGTTTGCTGTGTCTACGATAGCGTATTGCGTTCTTGCTCCGTCACCTAAAATACTAAAAGCCTGAAATCCATCAACAGCACCTGCAAGAGTAAGAGTACCTGTACCTGTTGTAGTAGTAGTTTCTTTTACTCTATCTGATATTTTCAGACTAAAATGAGGCATTTATGCAAGCCTTATTATAGCATTTGTTGCGTCAGCAGTTGGGAACTGAACTGTAAAATCACCACTTGTAGATGTTTTATCAGCACCAAAATCTAAAACAGCAACAGCCGCATTTGAAAGATTTGTATTATAAATAAGTGCTCCTCTTGCAGTAATAGAACTAGCTGACCAAGTAACATCACTAAAATCACAAAAAGCTGTAGTGCCTGAAGTAGCAGGTGTTGCATTAGTTAATACTTTTCCACCTGATACATAATTAGTTCCAGTAGCTTCGTTAGTTGTAGTAAATGCAGTTGTTCCTGCATCTAAACTTGCTGCATTTGTATACAAAGCAATTTTAAATGTATTACCACCTGATCCTGATGTTTTAAAATTATGACCTGCTTCTAAAAGTTGACGCTTGAAAGAAGTAGTCATTGCTTGAGTTATCGCCATTATAATCTCCTAATTATATCTGAGCCACATTTGTGGCCTTCTTTTTCTAATGTATATATTAATGTACTTCTATCTGATTGAACAGCTTTTTTCATGTAATCTAATACAACAGTGTAAATATTATTTCTAAACTCTTTTGCTTGTTGTTGCAATACAGGATCAATATTATCTGAATATTGTATAATTTTGTTTGTTGCTTGTTCTGCCCAATACTCTATTGGATGTCCTGAATTTTTTGTTGTTGTAACAATTACATTTCCTATAGATAATCCTATACCTTCTGTTATTGACATTAATTTTTCTCCTTTATTCTACTGCTTGTCTAGGTTGTCCATATCTATAGCTATCTTGCATGCTTTTACCTGCTGATTCGTTTCTTAATCTTAATATGGCCTCTTGATATTGTGATTCATATTGTTGTTGCATATCAGCCTCACCTTTTATAAAAAGATTTGCTTGAACCATGCTTCCATATAAAAGACATTCTGGTGCATTTGTTCCTAACCATGTTTCTCCACTTGAAACTTCTGTAATAGACGCAGGACTATAAAAATAATGTAATTCTGTTATATATCCATTAGTTGGTGTAGGAGCTAACATAAAGGTATCATCATCAAACAATGCATAGTATTTTGGTTCTCCTTGTACAGATGCATTAGGATATGCTTCTCTTAAAAAAGCTACCTCTTTTAATAATAAAAAAGATTGTTTGCTTGAATCTGTAACAGATAAAGAAAAAGGTGCTAAAAAATCTGAAGGTGTTGAAAGATACTGAGTTCCTGCTGACATTTGACCTTCTACATTTTTTCTAAAATTAGGTAATTGACAAGTTCTAAGTATTCTATCTTCTGCACTTGTTATAAAATTATTTATATTATTATTAAATGTAGTTTCATCTGTATTAGCATAATCTTTAATTGCTTGTACTAAGGTAGTATAAGTATATGACATAATTTAACTCGTTTTTATTGTTACAGAACCAACTGATCCATTTATTATTAAATTTCCTGATCCTCCTGCATTTCCATTTCCAACAGGATTAAAAGAAAACATTCTTCTACTTTCTGCTAAATTAGAATCTGGTCTTGCAAAAGGCAATGCTTGTGCGTCTTGAAATGCATATCTTCCTTGAAAATTTTGTCCTTGATCTTTATCCCAAACATCTTTGCCAACTAAAAATCCAGTACGATTTCCTCCAACAAATTCTTGTTTTAAATCTTTTAATTTATATCTAAAACCAGTTCTATCGCAAAAACCGAAAGCATATTTACCTGCAGCATACTTTACCATTTATTCACCATAACTATAGCTATAAGGAATAAATTGAATAGATGCTTTTACTCTATCTTCTTGAGCTGCTAAATCAAATTGTTCCATATAATAATCTCTTAATAAGACAGCTCTTTCAGCAAGTTCTGGTCTTTTCATTGCTACTTGAAAAGCAAGACCAGCTACAAGAGCTGGAAGAAAACGAAAAGGAACATCTGCATTAAAACTAGCTGTATCTCCTACATCATATACTCTTCTAAGATAATAATAACAAAAAGTATAAGTTTCTGCTGAATCAGGAACAGGCCAAAAATTAACTTGAGGAGCTTCTCTTTGCCTATCAATCCATACCTGGATTGGTCTGCCCTGTGTTAATTTACTAGGAATTGTTGAATATGTAGAAACACTAATTCTTGTTATTGGTATATCATTTTGTCTGTCAGAATCTCCAGAATTTGTTCTTATTGAATGCTCTATAAGGTCTACAACATCATTATCTAAAGTATATGTAGTCTGACCTGGAACTAAAGTTAATTCTTTTTTTTCTATAGTCCAAAGATTTATACCTCTATTTTGCCATTCAATACACAATAAATCTAAAGACCTTCTAGCTGTTCTAAGGTCATATCCAGTTCTAAGCTCTAAACCAGCTCTTTCAAATGCTTCTTCGCAAATTTCTCCAATATCTAAATTAAAAGTTGATGTACCTGTTACTGCCATTTAAAACTCACAAAATTGTTATTCTTTCTTTTTATCAGAATATTTGTCTAAAAGAAACATAAGAAATTCTTTTCCATATTCTATATCAGAAAAACAATGTGTAAAGCTAGTTCCTTCTGCAAACGGATCAATTACTTGCATAATGGCTTGACCATTTTTTTGTTCATCTAATCCAAGGTTTCTTGCATAATCATCAAAAAATTTATAACCACGAGCACGAGCTAACCAATGAATTTTTCCATCATATAATTCATGTTGTGCTAATGCCCAATTATGTTTGTGCCCTGATATATATAAATCAGCATCACTTTGCCATTTAGCTTTTTTCATCTGAGCATGAAGAGGATTCCATTGTGAATGACCTGGCATATCATGAGCCGTATAAATTTTACATTGTTTTCCATTAGGAAACTCAAGACATATTCTTGCATCCCAAGGCTCATATATCGTATGTTCTGATTTCATGTATGTAATAGGATCACCTGCCCCGGACCAAAGATCGTGATTACCTCCTACGAGCAAAAGAAAATCTCCTTCTTTTACAAGCCATTCCACGAGCTTCCAACTGGTTTCAGCAGAAGTGTCCTGATTGGCGTAAAGCCTACCTAGGCGGCCTACCCAATTATTTTGTAAATCACCCAAACTGCAACCTTTTATATTAGGATGAGAGTTTATTATAGCTAAATCTCTTCTAAGGGTTACCCAATCACATCCATTATCATCAATATGAGGATCACCTAACCAAACTAATCCTATAGGCTCATTTTTTTGAATTTTAACTTTATGCCACTTTAATTTTTCTTTTTTGTTTTTAGCTCTAATAAATCTTTTTTCAAGATGATCTATATATTCTTCTATATTATCTTCAGCATCAGGATTAATACTTTCATATCTTGGTGAAAAAACTTGTTCTGAATTAGGTATTTTATGTTTAAAATCTCTATTCCAAAATTCATCTTCCGTTATATTCCATCTTGATTGTGCCATTCTGCAATGAGCACGAAAAGTTGTTAAAGGTGTTCCTATATCTTTAGCTGCTTGTTTTTGTGATCCTGACTTTAAAAATTGATCTAACGCAGCAATTAAAATATGGTCTTTAACTGAATGATTTGCCATAAATAGCATCCTCCCCAGAGGGTTACGTGCCTTTATTATCCGTAGTATTTTTTAAAAGAAATAATAATAGTATAAGTGTCGCCTGAACCTGCACCAACAGTAGTAAATAGAATATCACCATTAGTACCTGCTGTTCCTGAATCTCTTAACGCAGTAAACTCTTTAAAACATATTGTATCAGACCAGTCTTCTTTAAGTTCAATAGCTAGTTCATTAGCATTTGCTTTAAAAAGAATTTTAACTCCCATGCCTACATTAGAATACCATATTTTTTCAATACCTACTCTTGTGCACTTTTGACCTAGTTGATTATCTTCTAAAGTTAAACCTGTTCCACCACTATTTAAATCAATTTTTACAGCATTAGTTTCTGATGTATTGTCAGGATTAGTAAAAACGCATACTGCTCTGCTACTTCCATCTTGAATTTTTCTTAATGTTGCAGCCATTTACTTCTCCTTTTTGGCAGACCTTACAGCTTGAACAAAACCAGCTCTAGCGTATTTATCTTTTACTTTTTTAGGTTTAGCCTTAGCTTTATCTTTTTTTTCTTCTGTCATTTAGACCTCCTTAATTATTAAGAAAGGTTATTGTTTTGAACATAAAGAACAGTAACTGTAGCAACACCTGTTGTTCCGTCACCATTAGCACCTGTAAAATCAGCAAGAACTTCTAAATCAGTTGTTCCTACATTAGTAGCTTCTGTGTCTAAAGTTCCGTGTGTTGTTCCTACTGCTTTAGTATTCACATCATTTAAAAAAGCATCTGCATCTGCTGATGTTCCTACAGAAATAATAGCAGCTCCACCATCATTGCCAGCAGTTGTTACATTTAAGATGACATCTACAATTTGTGAATTTGCAGGAACAACTGCAACTCTTTGATTAAGTTGACTTGCACCTGTAATATTTACTACTTTTGATTGTGCCATTGTGACAAAACCTACATTAGTAACATCTGTTCCTACTGTAGTACCTGTTGTATCGTTAATAGTTCCTGCTTTAATAGGACCTGAAAATGTTGTTTTACCCATTTGTAATCTCCTTGTCGTTGGGTTGTCTAACCGAAGTTAGTCAAGTGATTCGTTTTTATAATTTAATAGTACACAAAAAAAAAGGAGGATGCAAGAGCATCCTCCTTAAAGTTTTCTGCTTTAAAAACCTATGAAGAACCTGGGCTTCCGTAGATTCCTAGAGGGTCTGATACACCAAAGCTGTATCTTTCTCTAGCACGATAACGAACATTACCTGTGTCGAAATCTCCATCCATACCAGTTTCTAACGGTGTTCTAACAAAATGTTTCATACCATTAGGTATATCAGTAAGTAAGAACCAAGCGTTTGTATCAGTTAAATAGTGATTAACTGAGTAACCTTGAGGTACTACTCCTAATGACTTAATAGCATTAATATCATTGTCAGCAGTGTTAGGTCTTAGATCAGTTGCTAGTATTCTTTGAGCAACGAACATTAGATTAGATGGTACAATAAGTTTTCTTGCACGACCTGCAACTAATAATCCACGCTCATCAGTATAACCAGAAATATCTATGATAGCAGCTTCTAATGAAGTTTCATTAAGGTCTGCTGCTGTAACTGGTCGATTACTATTGAATCCACCATCTACTAGAGGGTGACCACCCCCTCCTGCTACGCCATCACCAACAGCAGTAAATAAATTTACGCCATCTCCTGACTGAAAAGTGTTAGTAAAACCATTATTTAGAGGAAATGCAGCTTTTACTTGTTTAGTATAAGCCATAGCTCTAGCTAATGCTTTCGTGTATCTGCTTGAAAGACTATCGTAAAGATTATCTTCCATTGCTTCTTCAGTAATCGCAAAACCTAAAGCAATAGTTTCGTGGTTATATCTAGCAGTAAAAGATTCTTGAGCAGAATCATAAGTCATTGCTGCTCCTTCATTTTTTACAGGTGCTTGACCAAAACCAGAAAGTTTCACTTCTTCTTCAAATGAACGATCAGAATTTTCAGTTTCATAAATTTCTGCGTGTTCTGAATCGTATCCTTCATATTCCAAACCAAACAAAGCGTTTAGACCTGGAAGTAGCTCTTTGAGCATCTGGGCTCTTGAAATTGCCATATCTTATTCTCCTATGTGCCTAATGCCTTATCGTATGCGTGCATTCCTGCGTTGAATTTCACAATAAGATCAGTAAATGCATCTCCTGGTGTGCTTTCTCCGCTTTCTACGAATCCAAGTATACGAATTGGTAAAGTGTTAGTGGTTGCAGCAGTAGAGGCATCGAGAGCGTTTTTACTTCTTCCGATGTCTGTTGAACCTGCGGTTTGCACCACAGCTATGTTACTGCCGATTTTGCCTTTTGCTACAGCTCCATCTGCTTGCATTCTGAACTCAACATTTGGATCGTCTAAAACGATAGCTTCAATGTCATCAGCTGCAATAGATGTGTTGTAGGATTGAGCAAAAGTAAGTTGTTTAGTATTAGGATCAGTATATCTACATCCTAAAAAGATGCCTACAGGTGTAAGTGTTGTAGTACCAGTGTCTTTTGCCACTGTTACAACTCCTCCTGCTGCAACAAGTTTCACAAAATCACCATAAAAGATGCTTGTGCCTTCTGCTGATTTAATTGGAATATGTCTTGTTTTTCCACTAAATGAGCCACTTGCTGAAGTAGTACCTACTGGCTCTGCACCCATTGGGGTTGCTTTTGTAGCCATAATTTACTCCGTATTTATGTTTAATGTTTGCCGAATGTAGTCCTAGAAGACCTTTGCGGTTCAAGCATTGGCATTCTTGGATCACTTTCTTTCAAATAATTACTGTCTATGGAATCTACCTGTTGTTGAGCTAATTTATCATAATATTCTCTTCTTGCTTCCACAATTTCAACAGGAGCTTTACATAGTAAAAGACCACCTATTTCAATATTTCCTTGATCTGCCCATCTTGAATTTTGGTCACACAAAACTTTAAGTTCAGGATGGTCTTCTGATTTACAAGCATCCCAACCTTCTCTGAATCTATAAGAAACATTTGGATTGTCTGCTTGACCTATAATAGAAGTTCTTATCCATCTAAAAACATAACCATCTTGTGGTTTTGGATCAGGTAAAACTGATGGTGGTTGCCACGCTTTTGTTCGCTGCGTGTCGGCTCTATCATTGTTCCCACGAGTTTCTCGTGGTGTGCGGCTGTCACCTGTAGCTTCTGCTGCTTCAAGTACATCGGATTCAATGTTTTCTTGTTGGTTATTACTTTTACCAACTTCTACATTTTCAAATTTTTTATTTTTAGTCATAATTATCTGTCCTTTACTAGTTGAGCTGCATATTGCTCTGGTGTTATACCAAGTTTCCTAGCGAGGGTAACCTGGGTAGCTGTTAATTTAACCTTTTTAGGTTTTGCTCCATTATTTCTAGTCGCTGGAGCAACTACTTCTGACGACCTGCGAGGTTCTTCAGGCTCTGCTACTGACGCCTGTGCTGTATCCTCGAACTCATTTGGGAATACTTCCCTCATGCGTGAATTAATGCGATCATAATACTCATCTGATGTTGGGTCAATACCTTCTTTCACCACTAGTTTATTATGTAAGCCATATGCAAAACTTGTCATTTCTTCATCTTTACCAAACCACTCATTTTCTACAGCCCATTCTTGAGCTTTTTTATCTGGTGGTGGAGGAGTTGGATTTGACTGTTGTTGTGTTTGTCTTGGTTGTTGAGCTCTTTCTTGTTCTTCATTTGCAAGAACTTGATTTGCTATTTGTTGTGGAAGATTTACAGCTTGTGAATGTGCAAATGTCGCATCCGTGAGGTTTGCTTGAGCTTGTGCAATCGCTTCTGCGTCACCAGACTCATAGGCCTCCTTATACGCTTTTGTTGCTGCTTTTTTTGCAAATTCTGCTTTTTCTGTTGCTTGTTTAACAAGTTCTTCCTGACCAGTACCAACAAGTCGAGAGAGCCTTTGATTTTCATTAACAGCTCTTTTAGCATGATTAATCGCCTCATCCCTGAGTCGTAATGCTGCTTCTTTTTCTCTTCTTTCTTCATGGTAGTCATATTTTAATTTTTTTATTCTTTTGTTAGCATTTTCTGATAAGTCAGATATTTCTTCTTTATTATCATCTGCTTTAACATTTCGAGGAGGTTTTCTATCTTCTTCAGGTCTATCGTCTACTACCTCTATTTCTATGTTATCGGAGTCTTTATTTGTGCCTACAGTAGATTTTACTCCTAAAAATTTTTCTTCTGCACTTTGTGAAGTTTCAGGTAATGATTGACTATCTGTTACTTCTTCGGCTGATTGTGTTTCGGTCATACTCTTTCTATGCCTCTTGGGTCTTGAACGACAGCTTCTACATTGTCGTCATTAATAATTCTAAATTCTTTGCCGTGTATTTTTAAGCGTGTGCCTGTAAAAGCACGGAAAACAATCCAGTCTCCTTCTTTGCACCATGCTCCTGATGGGAATTTCTTCTTGTCATCATAGCAATCTTCACCCATTTTTAAAACAAAACCAACTACTGTCGCAATCTCTTCCGTGTGTATTTCAGTTTCAGTTTTATAAATGCCTCCTTTAGTTCTATCTTCTGGTTCTGGTAAAGCAATTAAAATTCTATATCCTTGAGGTTCTGGAAGTTGGCTTGCTGTATCTTCTTTAGCCTCTGGTTTTTCATCTTTTCTTTTATCAACTACTTTTATTTTTTTTTTAGTCGGTTCAATAACTCCCATTTAGTCCTCCATCATTCTGCTTTCTAAATCAGCAATCTCTCTATCAGCTATAGATAATCCTTCGATGATACCTACAACTTTTTTATATTCTGAGTATTCTTTGGCAGAACCTTGTCCAAGATTTTCTTCAAAATCTTTTCTTCTTTTTTGTAAATTTTGTCTTAATAGACTAAAAGCTGATTCCGCCATCGAAACTCCCTAAATATATTTAAGTATATATTACACAAAAACAATGATTACACAATTATTTTAAAAAAAATTATTCTGTTTCGTTGTCTTGAGTAGTAATTCTTATGTCTATTTCTTGTGATTCTGGAATGTCAGCGTTCAACATTATTCTTGAACTACCACAACCTACAAGAAAAACAGTGACTATAAAAATAAAAACTAAATTTTTCATAATGCCTCCTATTTATTTTGATTGTTAATTTCTCTTTGTATTTCTATTGCGAGCCTTACTCCTTCTGCAAATTCTTTAGCTGAGTCTCCTTCACCCTTCATTGCAGCTTCAAGTAAAGCATCTCCAATTCTTTGACCTAGTTTAGCACCTTCAATCTTTTCTTCTGATTGTATTCTTTTCATTTCTGTCATCATTTCAGCTTTAAGTTTAGCTTTATTATTTTCGGCTTTAGCCATATCAGCTTGAGCTTTTCTTATTAACTCGCCTTCTTGAATATCAAGCTCTCTGTTTCTTTGTTGTATAATTGGGTCTTCCATTTGTTCTTGTATTTGTTTTTGTTGAGCTTCTTGTTGTTTACGAACTGATAATTTATCAGCAGCTTGTGCAACAAGTTCTGAAAGTCTTTTTTCTACATCTCCTGGTAAAGGTTCTCCAATAGGTGGTAACGGAGTTCCTAATTCTTCTTCAATTTGTTTTCTATATAAGAATGCCAAGTGTTCTCTAATGTGTGCTTCTACTGCCATAATTATTTCATTTGCTTTTGCACTTTGACTTAATAATTCTTGAAACTCAGGGTCTTGCATTCCTGCTGTATGTACAGCAATGTGTGCTTCATGATCTTGATATTCAAATGCTTTACAAGGTATACCATTTAAGAAATTCATGTTTTCTGTTACAGGATCAGTAGGTTTAATATCATCTTTACTAGGAATAACCTTATCAACATTTTCAATGCCTAATACTTCTAGCATTTGTCTATGTAATTCAGGCATATCATACATTTCAGGTGATTGCTGTGCTAACTGTAAAGCTGCTTGATACTGCATAATTCTTTGAGACATTGTAGCAGCATTTGGATTGCTTACTGGTATGACATCTACACGACCATCAAAATCTTCAGACTTTAAAAACTCATCTGGGTCTTCATAATAAGGATATTCTGGTGGTGTAAAATCTTTTATTATTGTTGTTAATATAACAAACTCTTTGTGCATAGCTGCATGAAGCCTAGATTGAATTGCACTCATAACTTTCATTTGTCTTTCCATAAGAGCAAGAGTAGTTCCAACAGGTGCTTCATTGTTCATGTCAGCAATTTTTAAATCTCCTAAACTTGCAAATCTTCTACCTTCATCAACAATAGTTGTAAGTAATGCATACAGTGTTTGACTTGGTTCTTTGTAAGGTAAAAAAGAAATATTTTCTGCTATAGTGCCTCCGGGAACATCTACATCTCTAAACTCTCCAGGCATAATAGGTGTATCATCACCTTTAATTCTAAGACCTCTAGTTTTAAGACCACCTGGTAAATTTGAAAGAGTACCTGCATCAACAAGTTGTCTTAATAAAGATGTTGCTGATTTACTTAGTCCTCCAATCATATGTATTAAACCAAAACCATAAAAACCTAAACCTGGTAAATATTGATAGTGAACAAAATGTTGTATTTTAGTTTTTTTAGGATCGTTTTGTTTATAGTTTCTTCTAATTGCTAAAACTTTACCATCAGCTTTATTAACTGTTACAATATATGGAAGTGCAATACCTGTTGGTACTCCGTTTTCCATATCCTCAAAACCAGGTAAATCTAAATCAATTTGCATTTCAAGAATAGTGTGTCTACCATCATCATCATAATTAACACTACTTTCCCCAGTTAATTGGTTGTATTTGTCTGTTATTTCATCAATATCTGGAGCAGGTGAGGGTAGTTCAATATCTCTAAAAAAACCAGAATGCATTAATTTTTTAATTTCATTTTCAGATTTTTTCATAACATGAGTAGCTCTTTCACATGTTAGAAGATCGCTTGCTCCATAACTTACAACAAAATCTTCTGCTGGAACAAATATAGAGCAAGGTCTCCCCATGTTTGAATCATAGTAAACTTTACGAAAAGCTGATCCTGCAAGGGGGAGAGAGAATAGGAGCTTTTCAGTTTCGGTTCTATATTCAACCATGTTTTCAGTTAATAGATAATTCATATACTCTTGTATTCTATTAGCTTGTTTTTCTTTTTCTATGTTAACAGTTCCAACAATTTTAGTTTTTACTGGACCTTCTGCTGGAAATATTTCTGATATAGCTTGTGATTGAAACCTTATAACTGCTTCAGATAAAAGTGGATGAAATACACCACAAGCTCCGGGCCATGGTTCTGTTCTTTCATCAACAGTAAGACCTAACTGGTCTAAACCTTTTACATATGTTTCTTCCCAATCTGCTCTTGATTCTTTGTCTGAATTAAAACTATCTACAACATCGTTACCTATTATATCTAATTCAGTATCATCTAATAATTCTGCTAAATTTTCTCCAAAACCAGATTCTAAACCACTTGTTTCTTCAAAACTAATTTCCATTCCCCCATCTTCAGTTTCTATTCCAACTGATTCAGGGTTTACTATTTCTATCTCTATAGCCTCACCATTTACACTTTGTGGTTTTGATTCTTCTACAACGATTCCTTTTTCTATAGCCATTTTTTATCCTTAATAATAATCAGCTCTTTTTCTTTCGTTAAATGGTTCTTCTACTTCATCACTAAATAGACTAACAAAACCACCTTGTCTAAACCTTATTAACGCTTGCGTACTGCTATCAACAAGGTCATCATGTTCTGCATTTGGAAAAGCTGCAAATTCTTCAACAACTTCTTCTGCCCATCTTGTTTCTGGACACCATACTATACCAGAAGCGAATAAGTCTGCAACTGCATTCACACGAGCTATCTTATCATTTCCTCTGCTTGGTGTATACTCTGAAACTGGAATACCCATAGAACGCAACTCAAATATTAATGGAGTACCTGCTGCTTTAGCCTCAACAATAAAAGCATCAGGTTGATAATTTTTATACATTTCCATTGCTTTTGCTTTTAGTTCAGGAAACTCTAATCTTTCTTTGTATGCGTCAAGAAGAATTAATTGTGGTGTCATCACGCCATCAAATTCATCTTCGGCATAAAATACACCCCATGTAGTACAAGCCGAGTAGTCGGCTCTTTGTGTTTTTAAAAATGCTGTATCCCAAGATTGAATAATAAACTGACATTTAGGTGGGGTTTCATGTTCCCAAATTTGCCACCATTCTCTTTTAACCAAAGCACCTTCTTCCGAGCTAGGGTTTTGTTGATATTGTGCAGACCATTTAGAAACAGGAAGTTCTGCTTTTAATGCTTCAAGCTCTTCTATTTTCCAAAATTCTGGCCATAAAGGATTTCCTGAAGGCATAATTGCAGGAAGCTCAATTACCTTCCATTCATCTGCACCACCTCTTTTGATACTAGCATCTATAATTTGACCAGTTAAATCTCTGTCATGCCATCTAGTCATAACTATAACGATAGCACCACCTGGCTGCAATCTTTGTCTTGGACCAGAAGTATACCATTCATAGGTTTTATTAAAAACATTAACATCAGCAGAAGCACCTTCTTGCTCTGAATGAGGGTCATCAATAATTAATAAATCAGCACCTTTACCAGTAACAGCACCACCAACACCAATAGCAAAATATTCTCCACCTTTATTTGTGTTCCACCTACCAGCTGCTTTACTGTCTGATTGTAATTTTACATCTCCAAATACACCTTGAAAATCTTTATCTCCAACTAAATTTCTGACTTTACGACCAAAACCTACAGCTAGTTCTGCTGTATGTGCTGTTTGAATTACTTTCTTTCCGGGAAATTTACCTAAAAACCAAGCAGGTAAAAGATAACTAGCAAACTCAGACTTAGTATGTCGAGGAGGCATATTAATAATTAATCTTTTTAATTTGCCATCAACAACATCTTGAAAAGCATCTGCCATAATTTTATGGTGATTACCATTAATAAAAGCTGGCCACATATGTTTTACAAAAGGAAGATACTTTTCCTGACATTTTTCTCTATTTTTAGCGTCTTCTAAGTTATGAAGAATTTCAAGTATTTCTTTTTGTTTTGCAGGTGCGTAAGTAGACAGATTGTCTAAAACATCAGAAGAAGATATATCCAGAGTCATTTTTTTCCTGCTTTTTTGTTTCTTGGAAAAGACCTATTATTTCTTTTAGATGTAACAGCTAGATTCTTTTTTGAATTGTTTTTAGGGTTTCCGTCTCTATGATGAATATCTTTACCATCACCTTTACGAACTTTACCACTCTTTAATGCTCTATTCCTAGCTGTGTTTCTTGCTGCTCTTCTTTTCTTTTGTTTATCTGTTCCTTGATAATTTTTATATTCTTTTTTGTAATTTCTAGCCATTATCTTTTTTTACCTTTATGTAAACCATGTCTAGCATGTTGCTTACCTTTAGATGTGGCTTCTCTTTTCTTTTTGTTTGCTCTTGAAAGTTTGGCTCTTCCTTTTGCAGTAGATTTTAATTTTTTAATAGTAGAAGAAGGTGCATATACTTCTCCAGTCTCAGATGATTTTTTTCCACTAGGGGTTCTCCATTTTTGTTTACCCCATCTTTTTAAAGATTTTTGTGTTTTTTTAAGTGCCATTATTTATAGCCACCACCTTTTGCTTTATATTGTTTAGCAAGCATTTGTGCTTTTCTAGCAGACCATTGTCCTGGTCTACCACCTTTGCTTCCTGCTTTTATTTTATTAAATAAACTTTTTCTCATAGAAGGTTTAGTATAATTACCTGCTTCATTTACACGAGATTTAGTTTTCTTTTTTGTTTTTTTCTTTGTAGCCATTTTTTTACATTACCTTATTTATATAAATTGTTAAAGGTTATATTAGGATCAGTGTAACTTTCATGTTCTTCACTACTATGTATTTCTTGACTAGGCATAAAGTCAGGAGCACCTTCTCCTGTAACCCATAACGCAGGATTAGTAACCCTTACCCTGTTATTTGGCAAAGCAACAATATTTCCTTTCCATTGACCTTCAGTTAAATATAATACATGACTTTGTTTGTGTTGATCTGGGCTATCAGCTATTTCATGCTCGGTGTAATCAACAGTAAAAATATATTTAGCCATATAAAACTCACCATCTATTTTTGCATACCAAGGTGATGATGATGCTCTGTCTATTGATAAGACTGAGTGATGATGTGACATACAATCCCAAGGTTGACATAAATGATTCTCCATTCTGTCAGGCCATTCTTCTACAGGAATATCTGCTACCATTCCTTGTATTGGCATTCTAGCCCACATAGCACCACCATGAACATTATTGTCCATGTCTTCACAACCTGTAAAAATTACTTGAAATGATAACGACCTATCTGGAATGCAATTAACTGCTACAGCTAATCCATGAATAAACTCTCCATGATATTTCTCGTGATTAGCCGTAAACTCTTTTCTTACCCATACCTTAAAGTATGGAATATTAGATATTAAATAAGACATAAAACCTCCCTAATTTTATTTATCTTTTGCCGCCTCTTGTTTTACCTTTAACTTTTTTGCCAGCTTTCATGCGAGTAACTCCACCTCTCATTTTTCCTTTAACAGATTTACCACCCATCATTCTACGAGCCTTTCCTTTTACGGATTTGCCACCCATCATTCTGCGAGCTTTACCTTTAGATTTTTTCATAATTATCTCCTTTTGTTAACATTTCCACCTTCTTCTCGCTTGTCTGATTCGAGAATTAGGATCATTTCTAGTTTTAGCACTACTTCTTTTTAATTGACCTAATGACCTAGCACAATAACTTTTTCTTCTTTTTGCAGCTTTACTACCTTTTTTAACTTTACCAGTAACAGCAGTTTTTAATTTAGAGCCAGGATTTTTTTTACGATATTCCCTTACTCCTTTTGCTGTCATTCCAGCACCAGATTTAGTAGGTCTATAATTAGCACCTTTGCCTTTAGTGGTTCTTCTTATTGGTTTTTCTTTTTTTCTTTCTGCCATTATAAACTTTTTGCTACTTCCAATAGTTTTTCTGATTTCTCCAATAGTTCTTCAGAATCTTTTTCTAACTTTACAGCATCATTTAACAAAGCGATAGACCTTTTTTGAAAATAAGATGAAACACATCCCTGTAATATATTTCCATGTTGTTGCTCTGTTAAGTATTTTTTATGATATTCGCCATTAACATTAACTAAAATGTAAGTAGCTTTATGATCGTGATTAAAAGTTATTGTTAGTTCTTTAGTTTCCTTCATTATCCTTATCCTTCATAAATTTGTAAGTTGGCATAGTTACTTTAGCCTTTTTAGCTTTTCTATAAGCGTGTAGCTCATATTTCCAGCGTGCATTTTTTTTATATTCATCATTATTTTTTGTCATCTAACTCACCAACTAAGAAATTACCTCTTACTTCAAAAACTTGATTGTTGTGTTTTAGTTTTTCAGCTCTCTCTTTTTGTTTTCTTTTTTTTCTAGCTGATTTTTTACCACTACCTGGATATAGTTCTGGAAACATTTCTCTTAACCATGGTCTTTTTTGGGCAGTATGTGACCTCTTGCCTCTATAGTTTTTATCTTTCATTAAATTCTCCCTTGTTAATAAAAAACATAGCATTGTTTTTAATTATTTGGAAGCCCTAAACTAGGGAGGGCGTTTAGGACTTCCTCGCCTTATTTCGAATCATCATGTCTTACCCATAAAGTATGGAGCATGGGTATCGAAATACCAGCGAAACCATTTACTTGCAAAAACTTTCACAAGAGTATATACTTAGATATATACTAGTTAGAATCTACCTAGTAGATTCTATACTGTTATTTATCTATACTAGATAATACCTAGTATCTAGTATTATACCAGAGGGGGTTTCGATAATACCACTAAAAAAAAGTAAAATTTCTGAGGATAAGGGATTGTTTACCTAAAATCCTGAAAAAAAAGGGTTGAAATCCTTAAAATAAATTACCAGCGGAGGAAAAAATGGTAGAAAAAACAAAAAAAACTAAAAATGTTAAGAAAAAAACAGCAAAAAAGACAAATTTAAAGAGAGCTCGTAATAAAAAAGGCCATTACATCAAGGATGATCCAAATACTCCTGATATTAATGAAGCATATGAAAAACCTAACAACCAAATATTGCAAGAATTAGCTAAAAAAGACAAAGAATTACTGCAAAGTGTTGAATCTAAAGGAAATTTTAGTTTTCCAGGTATTTTATTGGCTTTAGTTTTAATAGGTTTAATGTTTTTAGCAGCTAATTAGTGAAATCAATAGTATTATTTGAGCAAATCACTGTGTATATGATAATCCTGTAATCGTTATGTATCTAGGGGGTTGGGGTGCTGTAAAATCGTGTGATAATTAACCTTAATTAATCTCAGGAAATCCGAGTTTTATTTTCAGGGGTTGGTGTTCTCTTGCTAGTGTTAGTCAGTTAAACCTAACTTGCGTCTGAGTTCTTCCTCTAGTTCTTGGACAGATTTATTTTCGTCAGTAGACTCAACTTTGTCTGTAAACATTGCAACAGATTTTCCGAGCCAAGATAACGCAGACACTTTGGCATTAACATTTGAATCCTCATCTTCAATTATTTCCTTCAATCCATTTTCCACATACTCTTTGACAGAGAGCATGGTGGCTTGTGCAGTTCGGTCAATCATTGCCTGATGTCGTTCTAAGTGTAGGGTAATCTTTGGGTGACGAATTAATTTGCTACTCTCAACATAGACCGAAGAATCTTTCATGCCTTCACAATCATATGCGAGCCGATAACTTTCAGTAGCCGAGAGTTTTCCTTTGGTTATACCTTCCAAAAACTTTTTCTGTTTCGGTGTCAGTATCGGTAAATCGGTTGGCGATTTTTTCTTACTTGCCGATTCACTTACTAAAACTAATTTTGGTTTGTCTTTGTCTTTATCTTTCATAACTATTTAATCCTCAAAATACTTTCAATAAGTACCACAGAAACTCAGATTAATTCAATCTTAAATTTACACCGATAGCTCTGACCCCTGTGTTTGTTTTTTTTCAATCATGCTTGATGTATCTAGCGAGTAAATATATTTGCGTGACCTACAGGTAATTATTTAAATATATTAGCTGTAATATTTATTCTTTATATTTCGTTAAATGCTTGTGAATGTTTCGATTAAGTGCTACAAAGAGTAATGATTCATTTATTAATTTTATAGGGAGATAATCAATCATGAATGATACTACAAATATCAATATTAAAAACGCCAAAGATTTCACAAAGAAACTTTGGATTTCAGAAAACGAAAAGGTCAACAGTCTTGTTCCTCTTTTGCGAGGTGGTTCAGGTATTGGAAAATCTGAATCAGTAAAGCAGTTATGGAGAGATGAAGAAATCAATCTAGGACTGACTCCTGTAATGACTCCAACACCTACTGCCAAAGAATTTGGTCTAGTTCAAATTATGGGTTCTCATTATGGAGTTCAGGATTTGTACTTGCCAACATATGACAAAGACCAAGACGAAATGGTTCACAAGTTCATGTCGTCACTACCAAAGAATCCAAATTCAAAAGGAATATTATTTCTTGATGAGGTTGGTTCTGCTAGTGCTGATGTGCAGAAAGTTTTTCAATCTCTAATTCTTGAAAGAGAAATTGGTTCTTATGTACTGCCGAAGGGTTGGAAAATTATCGGAGCAACAAATAGAAAAGAAGATAATGCTGGAGTTGGAAATCTCAACATGGCTATGCTTAATAGAACAGCAGTTCTTGATATTGAGTTCTCTCATGAGTCTTGGGATTTATGGGCGAGTGAAAATGGTGTTCACCCTCTTATCACTAGCTACTTCAGATTCGAGCCACAGAATTTATGGAATTACGATAGAAAAAATAAGAGCGAACAATTCTGCTCACCAAGAAGTGCTGTTGCATTATCTGAAATTTTAAATGCTGACGCAATTATTGATGAATTAAAACTTGCTACTTATCAATCTACTGTTGGCTCAGAGGTTGCTCAAAATATTTTATCTTTCGAGAAAACTTTATCCAAAGCACCGAGTATGGAATCAATTATTGAAAATCCTCAAGACGCAGATTTTATTAGTTCTGAAGATACCAATATTAGATTTGCTGTAACAGGAGCATTGCTACAAAAAGTTAGAGAAGGCGACAGCAAGAAAAGAAAAGAAAAAGTTTTCAGTTCTGCTATCGAATATCTCAATAGATTTGAGAGCAAAGAGTTCACAGTATTTTTTACTCAACATGGTATCAAGATAGAAAAAGATTTGATGAATACAAAATCATTCACAGATTTTTCTCTAGCTAATACTGAAATAGATTTTGTTTAGTGGAGGTTCTAATGAAACAAGAAGAAACAAAATATAATTTAGCTGAAGATTTACATACCAAAGCTACACTTGTAAAAGCTAGAGCAAAAATTTGGGGAGCAACAAAAGACTCCCCTGAATTAACTCAAGCAGTAGCGAGTGATGTAAAAGGAAATGCTGATTGGTTTCAGGTTAGAAAAAATCTTATAGACCTAACACCCATTAAAGAGATGAGAAAGTTAGACAGACAAAGAAAAAATGAAATGTCTTATCATACTTGCGTGTGGGATTCAGAGTGGAGATTATTGCCTAATGAGAATAGAAAAAAATACAATGAAATTTGGAATGATTTCAAAGGAGATTTTGATTCTCTTAGAGATAACCTCATCAAAGATTTACCTGACCTAAAGGCACAGGCAAAAGTTGAATTAGGTTCTGCCTTTGACGAAAACTTGTACCCTACCAAAGAAGAAATAATTGGTGGGCAAGTAACCAAACAAGTTGGTGGTACGAAGGCAAACCCAATTTATAAAACCAAAACTACGAAAGGTTTAATTCATACCGAGTTTTCAAACATTGAAATACCCACAGTCATTGGTGATGTTTCTGATGAAACTTTTACCACCTATGGTGAAGGAGGAATTAAAAATCTTCTTGGTGAGGTTAGTAATTATTCTATTTCATATTGGGATAATAAATTGGTTGAGGTTGCAGAAAGAAATCAGGAAGATTTAATATCAGGAATTACTGATGTTGTGGTTTCTTTGAGTGAGTTCAATCCTAATGCTGAAACAGGAAAGAAAAAACCTTTCAGAGATTCTAAAATTCCTAACCTTAGAAAAACCTTAACAGGATTAAAAGGTAGGAATGAAATCTTTAATGATGAGCGAGTAGAGGAAATTATCAATGCTGTTGAAAAGGCAATCGGTAACTCTACAAGTAAATCACTTAGAGAAGATTCCAAAGAAAGAAAAACAGTAACAGAAAAATTATCTAAAGAGTTGGAAAATTCTAAAGATATTTTTGGTGTTTAACATTTTAAAATTATAGGGAAAATAAAATGAAAAATATTGAATTAGAAATAAAAAGAGTTAGACAGAATATAGTCATTAATAACTCAGGTTGGGGTTCAATCATGCTACCCCTGAAAATAGAAGAAACTTCTGATGTTCCTTTAATGGCGACAAATGGGGTGGCAGTATTCTACAACGAGGTAGCATTAAATGGTTGGTTTGAAGAACATGGTGACAAGTTAGCAAGACAATTAATTGAAACAGTTTTCTTGCATGAGGTTCTTCATGTTGGTTGGCAACATATGACTCGAATGGGAAAAAGAAATCCTGAGATTTGGAATATCGCTACCGATTTGGTAATCAATACCGAGTTGGAATACATGAGCAGTAAAATGAATCATGGTGCTAATATTCGTAAATTAGGTGGAATTGAATTTTATGATTATCAAGATTATTTCAATGTTGGAATGAGAGAGTTCAAAACATTGAGTGCTGAGAAAGTTTACCAAATTCTTATCACCAAAAATCCACCACAAGAAACTGCTCAAGGAATTATTATCAATCCTTCTACTAACCAAGCTGAGAATGGACACAATCAAATGGGTGGTGGTGTTATTCAATATGATGAACAAGAAGAAAAGAAAAAAGATATTGAAAGTGGTGGTGACGGAAAAGGTATCAAAACCTCTGCTCAATTATCTCAAGAGATTACTGAAAGAATAATTCAATCTGACCAAATACAAAAAGCAGTTGGTCAAGGTTCAGATTACAATTCAGTTGGCAATGCTAGAAACGGACAAGGTGTTCCTCAAGATTGGAGAGATACACTTAGAGATTATGCTAGTTCATTAGTTGAAAGTTCTGAGCAATCCTACAAAAGACCTAACCGAAGATTCGTTGCTCAAGATATGTATTTACCGAGCAATGTTGAAACACCAATGATGTCTATGGCTTTCGCTATCGACATTTCAGGAAGTGTTGGTCTAAGAGCAAGACAACAAATGGTCAAAGAGATTGAAACAATTCAAGAGGAGTTCGAGATTGAAAAAGTTTATATCACTTATATCAATGACCACCCTGTAGTCCTTCACGAAGATTTACCTGATACAGACCTGATGAGGTTTTGGGATATTTTTGAAAGAGGTGAGGAGATTGAAATGCGTGACATGATGAATGGTGGCACAAGTTTTAAACCTTTCCTAAACCTCATTGAGAAAACTAATATTCAAAATGAGATTGGGTTCGCAATGTACTTTACCGACTGTGAGTCTTGGGATTTAACTGATGATGATGAGCCTGACTATCCTTTCATTTGGGCTACCACAGGATATGATAGACCTGACAATGTGAGTTGGGGAGAAACAGTAAATATTTATGAGGAGAGTTATTAATGGTAAATGATTTTATTAGTATTGGAGATGTAGCCGAGCAATTAGTTGTTCGGCTATCGGAGAAAGCAATTAAATCAGGCAATCTAAAACCTGAACAAATTATCCGTTGTCTAAAAAAATACGACAGCAAACTGTACAAAAAATATATTAGGTATCTTGTAAATTTACATATATCACCTGATATATTTAATTCTGATGAGGTGACAAAATGAAAAGCTACGATTTTAATTTATATGATTTCTGCAAAAGTAACCAAACAAAACAGATGTATGAAATTCAGAGTCAGTTGTTTACAGATATTAAACATAAGAGTATGAAAAATTTTGACAAACAAGTAGACACTAGTTTTGATTTTAGTGGTTATAATAAAGATTTTAAAATAAGTTCTTTTGTTGGTCATATTGAATCAACAATGGAGATTGATAAAAGGTATAAATACGATTACGAATATGTAACTAAAGACCAAAAAGTTTTGATTAAAGCGAGTAGAGGTCTTGATACTTTAGTTGATGAGCCTATCATGGTGTTGGAATATAAAACTAAAATCGGTTATTCAAAAGATAAGATAGTTGATGAAACTGTTTACCTCACCAATCCACATGATATTTCTCAAACTATTAAAAGTAATATCAGGAATAAAAACTATTCAACAGATGACAAACTAATAGTTCATGAGTTCGAAAGTTTTTTAGAATTTTTAAATTACATAAAAGATAAGAAGGAGAATCAAAATGATTGATAAAGAGTACGAGATAAGCGAGCAAGAGTATTTAGCAGACCAACAAGAGTACGAAGAGTCAATGAATCACTATGATGAAGAAGGCTATTGTCATTTTTGTGGCAGACATAGTGACGAAGGGATTCATTATAAATGTTGGAAATAACTAGAGATTTGCATTTTTTGGGTAGTTTTAGAAAAAAACGACCTTCATAAATGCGATTACAGAGGGTTTTAGGGGTCACCTGATATGTAAGTACCCCCCAATTTTAGACAAAAGGATAAGAAAATGAGTAAAAAAAGAGGTGATAAGTTGAGAGAAGAATGGAACATAGAAGAAGAAACTATTCAATTAAGTAAAACTATAAACATAAGAGAAGATTTAAAAGAAAAGATATTTCCTGTAATACATGATAACAGAGAAATGGCTCAGTTCTTTATGGATAATTTTAAATTACATTTATCAAAGTACCCTTTCGAAGATGAGAAAGAGGTCTTGGAAATGGCAACAAGATTTTTAAATTTAACTATGGATTATGTTTTTGCTGATACAATACTGAATGATGTTGACTCTTGGATTAATAATAAAGAAATGAAAGATAGCGAACAAAAACTATCAATTCTAAAATCACTTTTACAAACTTACAAAGGAGAAAATCAGGAGGGAATGAATGTCCAACACTAAAAAATTTAAAAGTAAAACTACTGTAAGGGTAGGTGAAAATTTATATGTCGGTGAATTAAATGGCTTAAAAGATTGGGTCAAAAAGTTAGACGAAAAATATAGAAAAGAAAAAATTAATTACGAACCAATGAACAAGGAGAAAAATTAATGACTGTTTTGACTGTAGTTGATATGAAGAAAAATAAAACTTTCATATATACGGAATTAGAAAAGGTTGATAATTCATTAACTGATTCAGGCTTTCCTAAGTTTATTGAAGGCAAACACGATTGGTCAAACTGCACATGGGGTTACACTAAGTCTTATTGTTTTGTGCATGATGATTAATTAAGAATATAAATTGGGTTTT